GCCCTCCCTCCCTCTGAACAAAAGATCTACCTCGAACAAATGTAGCTATAATAAAGTTACGGGCAAAAAGAAACCCCATCGGTATTCTATCGCCGACAGGGTTCTTCCAACGTTGTATCAAATCATATCATCTCACTCCATTTGATTGTGTCACCGACGAAGCACCGCACCGCCAGATACCTTACGAACGCCGTCCCTTCCGGGGCGTCAGGGTCTTCCAGATAAGCCAAGACAGCCTTGACTATTTTCTGGTCGCAATCCAATACCTTAGGAAAGTAGTCGCTATAGAACATAGCGAACAGATATTGGATATCTCCCCAAGTGGCGTTATCAGGTTTCTTGGCCCCGCATTTATCGAACATCTGCTTAGCGTCCTCCATCGTCCATCTTCTCTTGGACCCATCGGCGTTAAGCATCTTATCAGCGGCCTCCCTAGCCAACTCCTTGGAAAAGTGATATCCATGGGTGTCTATATACCGCTTATAATCCGGGTCGTCAGCGTCTGCTCCTCAGTAGTAACGACTCCTACGTCCCCTGCGCATATACGGTTCGGTACCTTCGTACTCGTCACGGATGCCACGCTCACCGAACCATCCCCTGCGATACATCTCGTCCTCACGTTCATGGAGTCTCTCGCGTTTCTCAAGCTCACGCTCGTCACGTTCCAGCTCCCTCTCGCGTCTTTCAAGATCACGCTCACGGCGTTCTAGCTCATCCATTCTGCCGTCATGCTCCTTGCCATAGTGGTCGTATATTCCACCACCATAACCCATGTAAGTCCCATCCGAACGTCTGCTACGTCCACGGCCGCCTCTGCGATCATAGATCTCATCATCATATTCCTCTTGGCCGTTGCCTAAATCTATAACTCTCATATTAACCTAATTTTTTAATTAACAACTCTTTTAGCTCATCGAAAGAGGATCCCATTCTATCGACTTTCTCCTCAAGATTCTTAATCTTTCGGTCTTGATCCTTAGTCTGCTTAAAAGCCGGATTGATTTCCTCAAGGATCGAATCACAAGCCTCTAGCGTTCTCCTATGCTTATCGATACTATCGAGAATATCGGAGCTAGTTCTCTTAGCGGCGTTAAGCTGGTTCATGATCGGATCGACCGAGCAGGCCAAAGTTATGTTATTGGACATAGCGACATCCCTACCCTCCGGGACGACGTAGGTCATGGAGGATCCGTTTATCTCCACGGTAAGGTCTATCACCCTATCCTGTAGTTGCTGATATTGCCCCATCTGACCCATCTGGGGTTGCTGAAACCTAGGCTCGGACACGTTAACCACATTCCCCATCCTGAACACCGGAATATCGGACGTATCCAGCGTATATACTTGAAATCCTTTCTTTAAGTCTCTAAACATATCTCGATTTTTAAGCGGGAGGGGAATACCCTCCCATTAGACATCCAATCTAACCTATTACTCGTCAACATCCGTTTCCGAAGCTGACGCAGCGGTTGTAGGCACACAGCAATCCATGAGCCTCAATACACCCCTTACCTTGTTGAAATAAACAAGGCGTTCGGTGTTGTTAACCATAGCCGCTCCGGTCACAGCCACGTTGATCGGATTCACCACAGCCACACCAGTTACCGGGCAGCATGTGTCATCGCCTACCGTGGATACAGTACTGTTCGCCGGGACAGCTATCTGCACTGGCAGCGCCTCGCCTGTCGTTGGAACCACCTGCCGGATTTTCAACAGCAGAAGGCCCTCGCATGGCAAGGACAGCCATACCCTTGGGTTGATGCCGAAGACGGTGTTGGCAGTAGTCACTACCACGTTCTTCGTGACCAACTCATAAAGAGACCCTATTTTAGAAACATAAGCCATAATAGCCTCCTTCCTTTATAGAGTTAGATAGCGGCGTTTCCGTTGTTGCAGCATCCATTGTTGCACCCACATCCGCAATTACCTCCATAAAATGCCTGACCCCATCCATAAGTCTGGTAAGGAGAGCATGAAGGATAAGCCGGCACAGGAGTAGGTCTCAACTGGCTGATTAAATTCTGAGTTTGTTGCTGAGTTAATGCTGATGCCTGATAAGCGGCTCTTTCATCACGCAAGGCGTCGATCGTATGCTGCATTTCCCTCATCTCCAATTGACAGAATTTATCATTGATCATAACATTCTGTGCATCCAGTTTTGCGGATAAGATATTGAACTGACTCGTTGCTTGCTCACGATTGTTTGTCAATCCCTGATTAATAGTGTTCTGAAGCGTGTTAGTCTGATTCAATGTCTCAAGACGATTCTCATAACCTTGATTACTGATCATCTGCTGCGTAGCGCACGCGTTTTGGTTGATCAACGAACTCAAATTGCAGCAGCAGGAGCTAATCTGGTTACCGATCTCACATCCTTGTTGCTGTACGGCGTTAATAACGGCCTGAGAAGTCATACCTACCTGACCGGCCACCCTATCAATAGCGCCTTGTACGTTACAGATAGCGTTTTGTAATTGAGAGGTAGAACAGTTAAGGGCGTTAGAGATCTGGTCGATAGCGCTTCTGTTACCTTGGATAGCCTGCATCAGTAACTCACGACCATAGTCGTTGTTCAATTGAGCCGGAAGACCGTTAGCGCAACAATCATTTCCATTGCCACCAAAACCATTTCCAAAACCACGTCCGCCCCACAACCAGAACAGGACGATGATCCATAACCACCAGCCGTTGGCTCCTCCGAACTGGTCTTGGTTGTTACGGCCGTTCATCAACGCCGCAACTAAATTCGGGTCCATCTTATTTCCACCCAAAAGGCTGGTAAACATACCCGGAATCATAGATAATAAACCGTTAGCGGCGCTACCGCTCCCGGAACCCATGCCGTCTAACAGCACGATTTTGTCTCCACTTGTACCCATGTCTATTTATTTTTGAATTAATAATAACCCCACCTGATAGCGGGCGTTACAAAGTTCAAAAATTAATAATCCTAGGATCGTGATATATGTCATCATCAAAGCACGTCATGTCATGCAATTGGTATTAATAAGAACCGGTACAAGACAAAAAATCCGGAACGTATCACTACGGCCCGGATTCATGCAAATCTATAAATTCAATGTTTCAATGCTCGAAAGAAAACGTCTCACGACGTCAAAGAGAGATTAACTACACGAAAAATCTCGCATCAACTTATTTGTATTAGCAGTGTATTCATTAACTATCTTACTGGATGAGGGATCATCCTCTATCCTTGATAGACGGTTATCGTCATTCCTTACCGTAACATCACCCATCCTTCGTACCATGTTTTCTTGATATGATGATGGATCGGAGTATATAAGATCATCGACGAACCTGTATATTGATCCATCAACCGTCTCTCCTACCTTCTCATATAGGCCAGATTGGAAAGACACGAAATCATCGTACCTCCCACGAGCCAAAAACAAGCCGTCCGGCCTCGCCTCGACACCGCCGTTGACCTCCCGGAGCAGACCCGGATTCCTTTGGTATAGATATCGATAAAAACCGACATCCATCATCCTATCCTGTCTATCCAGATAGAAAAGATCCCTCATGCTGCTGTCGCTGGACTCGATAGCCACATCAAACAGAAGATTCCTTACCTGACCATCCGGCAAAGACATCTCCATGCTTTTTAACGTACCTCTGTCATGGTGGTTCAAAGATACATTATAAAGCCCATTAAAATCAAGAAAACGCAAAACATTATTATATAAATCCGATTTTTTTAACCTTTCCTTGATCTGGATTTTCCTCAACGAGGTACAGGATTTGATAAAATCCCGATCCTTTCCCCGCTTAGCCTCATATCTCCTGAACTCCCGATCAATATCGACATCATCCATCTTAAGTGTTACGGGATGCTGGTATATCAATCTGGTAAGGATCATGTTCTCGGTATTTGAGGATGAGATGTTGGACATAACCAACTTCTTGATATTATCCTTGACCACACCAATATCAGATCGGGAAGCCCCTTGGGGAACCACGCCAGCCGGCAAGTACGAGGGCCGCTCTATCCCGATATCGGTCAACATCTCATAGGCCTGATCGGTGTCGGTTATCGGGGCTGTGTTGTGGTACGTATTCCTACCCATATACAACATGCTCCTATCATACATATCGGAAGGGGATGTATTCCCGGACCTTACATACACCATCCTATCACCGGTAGAATAAGTATCCTGAACCTCGTATATCGGATTCCCTTTTCCTGTTATCCTATCAAGATCGGAGATAAAGCTATCGTATACCGAATTGCCGGCCTGTATGGAAGATAACATGACATCCAGCGACGCCATAAGATCACGGATATCCTCCGGTCTGGATATAACCATCTCATCACTGATCGCCTCGCTTATATCCACGCCCATGTCGGCAAGATCCATAGCTATGTCATACAGACGTCCGGAAACGTCCTTGATGTCCTTAAAATCATCCATATCGATTATCTCCCCAACCTTACCCCTTAGGGCTTTCATGTCCTTAGGCGTACTGATATACGGTATGGTGCTATTGGAGCATGAGTCGGTAATCGTATTCCCTTCCTGATCCCTAACCTCCATACGGGTCATATTACGATACGTGTCATACATCCGATCTGCGTAATCCTGATCCTCCTGATACCGGAGTGCCAAGGAAGGGTATGGGATGGAGGCGAAAGCCTGATCGAACTCCCGGCGGTCACTGATACCGCCTACCGCCCCCATGATCGTATCCCTTACCTCCATTGGATTCAAGACCTTTCTCTTTCCTAACGAGTCATATGTATCCTCATATATCATATAATCATCACCAAGACCTGACTCGGAGGATAGGAAATGCATATCCTTCTCATTAAGATCCCCGTCAGACATAAAATCGACAACCCTCCTCATCATATCCCTTACCCGCTCATACGCCGATCGGTTGGTCATGATATTATCAATCTCATCGGCGTCATACATCCCGGATCGCTCAAGATTGTACCTATTGAGGAATATATCACCGCCGGAGAGGAAATTGGATATGATCATATCATTAAGATCGTTGATATTATCGACTCCCAAGGAAGTAAGGGTGTTATTGATATCCTTAACCTCATCGGCCATGAAATTGCCGGCGAAATAGTTCTTCCGCTTGATAAAGGACATGACATCATCATACCTAGGCTCTCCATTACTATCCAGATCATATTCTGATGGAATAGACATCCAGTCACCAAAGAAAGACACGAAGTCGGGGGAGTAGGCCGTACCCCAGACCGATAAGGCCTGCTTCTGGTCGCCCAGCACCTCCATCGCCCTTTGGTATAATCCGGATGGTTGGTTGTTAGGGGCAAGGACATTATCTACCCCACCCTCCTTATTTTTTATCACATAACAAGATCTTCCCATTGCTAAATCATTTTGACACAAAGATATAAAAAATCCCGCCTACTCTCACGAGCGGACGGGAGCCAAATAACAATAATAACAAACCTTATGTTTCTCCGAAAAGTACAAATCTTTTTGCCGATCCTCACGGACAGGCAAAAACTCAATCCTAAATTATAAAAAAATGGAGTTTATCGTTTAGCGAAAATATCCTTATCTGATCTACTGAGAACCCTGCCTTTTAATTCCAAGAACCTAGGCATCCATTCCCTAGATATCTTAGACACGATCCACTGGAATCCCTTAGGAGTTACATAAACAGTGTTAGTTCCATAAAACTCATCGTCATCACGATATCTGTAACGAGCATAACCACGATCTATCATCCTTTGGGAAAGCAACCACCTCTTACCGGTCTTAGCGAAGAACTTATTATCCTCAAGCAATATACGAAGATTCTTCTCCGCTATATCATAACCATGAGCCTCCAACTTCTCCCGAACCTCTCTGATCAACATATCTGTCTCTTGGGCTATTTCGGCTGTCTTAGCGAACTCAACCATAGGAGCCTGTTCTTTGATAATATTATCAGATATCCTTTTGGCTTCCTCTGCAGCTTTCTTCGCCTCAGCTAATGCCTTTTTCTCCTTTTCAGATTTAAGTAACGCCTCTAATGCCTCTATATAATCAGATGGAAGATCGTTTCTGCTTATATCAGAGTTATTCCTATTTATTGATGTATGCCCTTTCAATAGAAGTTCCTTTATCTTGTCTGCACACCATAACTTAAAATCTATACTAAGCCATTGAGCAAAATCTATAGCTATATCTTCATGCAGCCATACTCCACCTCCAAAAGCTGGCATTCCAGTCTTCTTTATAACTAACTGATTTTCAGATTTACCAGTTTTTCTGGTAATTGCACTAACCAGCTCATTTGCAGATGTTAGCGATAAATAATCATTTGGTCTTCTATTGAAGTGTTTAGCCATCTCTGTGGCATTAATATAAGTCGTTCCATTGATCGTCTTAAAAGTCACCTCATTTCCATCATAACTAAAAATCTCAGATAATTCACTCATAATATAAAAACAACGAGAGCCACCAGCGTCCGTTACTCCACTGATGACTCTCATCTATCGCCTACGTCTAGGCGAGTTAATATCTTCTTCTGGTCTAGCAACGGATAGACACCGCAAATATAAGACCTTATTTTGAAACTACAAACAAACAGGATATATTTTTACAAAAAATGTAATCAATTATATTCCTCTGTCATATACAATGCATAATCATACCTATCCTCCATCATCATCACCACCTTCTTGATATCAGATAAAGTTAGTTTCTTTATCTCCATATTCCTGCTATCCATTCTGACAAAAGAGCCCTTGAACTCCTGCTCGGTTATAGCCTCCAACCTAAATAGATTGTATTTTATAAGCAACTGGCTTACGTCAAATATCAGGATATTAAGATCAATATCATCCTTCAACTCATTAAGAAGATCACGCATCATGGCTTTGATAGCATCGGTATCAAGTTCCAGTTTCTCGGCCTCTCTCATCAGCTTCTTGATGATGCCATTGTGCTCGATTATGATGTTAGCATTATCATCATCGGTAGGTAGAAGGATATCCATCGTACATTTTATACCAACCTTATCACTAAGCCTTTTATTGAACTCAGTCATATAGTCAAAAGCCTGATCCCTGCTTAATGCGTATGTATGATCAAGCAACTGCTTTTGTCTGACATCGACAAAATAGTTACTGGTGTATAACATCATCAAGACCTTTACTCGCTGGATGCGTAGGTCTTGCATAATTTTCCGGTGTAAAAAAGCATCTAATTGCATAATATAAAGAGTCCCCACCGGGGCCATCACACACCCGACAGGGACCAACTTTTAAATATCTTACTCGTCAGGTGATGGACTGACGCCGCAAAGATAAGTCAAGATATTTAATTTAGCAAGGATTTTCCGCCTCGTTTTCTCCGGATACTACGTTACCGTCGGAAACCAAAGACCTATCCTCAGCAGCCTTCGCGGGCGAGGCGGACCCCGATTGGAGGTCAGACGGGCTGCCGAACGGGGTCACAACCTCCTCGAAGAACGTCTCATCCCTCCTGATACTCATCCTGAACTTAGGGGCTATGAAAGGATCGTTATTAAGATCGATGTTGATCGTAACGTCATTCATCAAAATATCCTCCTTAGTCCTGGAATCGCCTATCCACCCTCTTACGTCAGTAGTCATAGGCATCTTACTAGCCGCTTCCTTGACAGCCCCTAGCCGTTTCTTGATAACATCCACGTCTCCCGTCAACGGAATCATATATGTCTTATTATCCAACCCGGATCTGGCTATAGCGTTATTAAGATCCATTATATCATCAATACTTACGCCTCCGCCTAGACCTTCCATAATCCTATCAGCCATCGATCCGATCATGGATGAGAATGATGATATATCCTGATTTTTCAATCTTACGGGGTACAGGTAATTTCTTCCATTTCCTGTCTTTATAGCTACAACCGGGATACGCGAATTTTTATAATTACCATACTTGTCCCTAACGATAGCCGTACAGAACGGGAATATGTTATACCTAATATTATCCTTCATCGTAACCTCCCCGTTCTCTATATATCCTACGCTCTCGACCTTACCAACCGTCTCATTGGTAAAGTCATTTTCGGATACCATCAACGTACCATTATCATCACTTATGCTAAAATTAGGTCTTCCCGGCAAAACACTGGTAACTGTGCCTACGAACGGTATATCAATCTCGCCAGCGACAGATCCTACATTATCCCTATACAACTCAAAGGCCATACTCCTTAAATCAGCGTTACTTCCTTTTGAGTCCGGGTCATTGGCTTTCAGTACCGAGACGAAATTGCCATCGCTATCCACGATCTTAATAACCATATTATCAACCAGCTCTCTGTAAGCCGACTTAGTCTCATCAGAATTAGGATCAACGGCGTTAAGTCTATTGTATTTATCATACAGTCCCTTGGTGTATGGATCTGACATATCCATCTTAAACCTTACCATATCACCCTTGCGAAGGCTAGCCGCTGCTTCCTGATTCACCGACTCGTTGTTAGATCCAAACGTATCACCCGTATAATAAGGGACAATAGACCCATCCTGCCCCTTGCGATACACCATGAACCAGTTGGAGGTCGATAAGGCGGTCTGCCGCCCCAGTATGACACCGGTAGCGTTCTCGAAAGCCTGAGCGTCATCCTCACTAATCATCCATCTTGAATGATTCTTGGACTCAATAACGCTGAACATGTTCGTCCCATCAGTAAAATCCATCACCATCTTATCATCCATAACATATTCACCGGGCGTGACGAGAGCCTTAAGCCCGGATCCCGCCATAAACCTGTCAAGCCTCATTCCTCCTACCTCATAATACATGACCCCACCGATCTCCCTCTTTTGAGCCATCAACACCACCGGATTCTGGGCGGCGTTGACCTCCGTCCTGCCGGTGGATGTCCCGGGTTCGCTCTCCGTGAGAACATCACCCATAGGTATAGACTTATCGTAATCCTTGACAACCATACTTCCATTATTATACAGCCTCATCCATTCCACGAATTGAAGAAGAGGATCATCAGAATAATTATTGATAATATCAATAGCCTCATTAAGTTTATCCTGATCAACTTCATTCCCGTTGTCAATATCATTCATAAGATCATTGTAAGTCTGTATAGCCCCCTTAACCTGATCCTGATCAAGACCATTAATGTTTATATCTATGATATCATCAATAGTATCTCTGATGTTATTTAAGACGTTATCGTTGGTATTTAACCTATCTATCATTGACCTAATCTTATTAAGCCTAGCTATAGGATTATCGCCAAACCCATTTACAAGATCATTGATACGATCCTTATTATTATCATATATCTGCCTCTCCCTAGGAGATAAGATATCCTCATTACCGTTCCATATCTTTATAGCTATATTATTGATTCTATCATCAGAAGGATTTATGATATCCTCATTATCAGGTACATTCTCAACGATACCGCCCTCATCAGCCTTGATGTCATTCTCCATAGATCTTGCGATCATATGATTATAGGTCTTGAACATAAATGCCTCGTCCTCTCCTATAAGACCATCTTGATAAGCCTTATCTATGGCCTGATCATTGGCATAAAGGGAATTAGCATCAGGATCATCGGTATTCCTGAAATCATACTTGCTGTCATCCTCCTCATAAGTCTTCCCCCATGCGTTCGATAATATCTTCATGAACCCGCGCTCCTGCGCCCGGATGAATCTTCTGTCACGCATACGACGAAGTGACTCGTTTATATTCTTATAAGCCGCAAGATTATGACGATACTCGCTAAGCAACGCCATAGCCTCCTTATGATTATCAACCCCACGGATAGATACGGCATTCTCAAAACCGACTATAGTCTCATAAGCTGCCATAAGATCGGCGGCGCTGATCCTTGATTCATCCCTGTTTAATAACAGCTTAGATATATCTGTCTCTGAGTTAACTAACGTAGCTAATCTCCTCTCCAAAGCAATCCTATCCTCCGTCAATTTAAGAAGTCTATCATTCTCCTTGGCTAACTTGACCTTATCAGACTCAAGAGCTTCCTTAGATGTGACACTCTGCTGAAGCTTCAAAACATTCTTCTCCATTTTCTGTATATCATCTGTAAGCTTCCTGAGTTTCTCAAGATCCCTACTCGAATCAGGATTAAGACGAGAATATATATCTAAAGCAGGTCCTATATCCGTATTGTATATCCTTCCTAACTGATTAGCGATATCATCCAAATTATCCTTAGCCTCAAGACCGTTATAAGCCATGTTAGAGATGTAGGTGTTAAACGATCTATTGGATATACCATCGGTAAGGGAGTCGGCAAATCTGCTGGCCATAGTAAAATTATCAACCTTCTTATTGAACTCACTGATAAGGTTGGACTTATACTCATTTACCTGCTCATCTGTCATATTCATATCGGAGGCTATATCGCTATTAGGTATAGACTCGATGACTGTCTTGAAATTCTCCTTAGTATCATCTAACATCCCCATTTCCTGATCATAACGAAGACGGTTGAATACGGCATCACTAAAAGTCTTATCTACGATTCTAGAATTAGGTATATCGTCAGCGTTATTATCCGTACTTAAGCCTGATAATTGAGCGTTAAGAGCCATACTGCCACGAATAGCACGGATAGCGGCGGTAGTCAAGGCGCCGGCATTGGTGTTGTAGGCCTCCACCATCCCCTTGTTCCGGGACATGTCTTGGCTCCATTCCTTTATACCACCAATAGTTTTTCCTCCCATAACCGATCCGATAATCATACCGATGCCGATTTCCTTCCATCCCTGATTAGATCCGTAAGTCTCCTTGAACCCGTTCTTTATAGCCTCCATATAGCCTATATTCTGCCGGATAGCCATAGGATTGTATCTTGATTCTACCCAATCCTCGGCGGATTTACTAGCCACTCCCTGAAGACCTTCCTCATACAGACCCTCAGATACCGGACGTTTGATGATATTGAACGTATTCCCGGCTATTTTCTGCCATTTCTTAGGCGTTATGGCCCTCAATGTCCCGTTATCCATCCTCTCGGCTCCTACGCCAAATATATTGCGTTTTATGAACTTATCCACGCCAAGATCCATGCCGAACATATCGCCGAACATAGCTATGTTAGACAATGTAAGAATACCGATATTAGCGGCAAATATAGTATTGGCGGCATCGACGTTGTCATTTCTGAACCTCATAAGCTCCTCATACGAGGCTTCTCTACCATAAGCGTTTCTGTAAGCCTGCTTGAAGTTTTCCTCAGATTCCATCAATCCGCTTCTTGACTCTACCGAAGCCTCCCAAAGCGTTGACGTACCAATAAAGGTCAGGTTGTCCAACCCCTTACCTATGCCTCGTCCTATGCGGGCGGCCCTTAGCATGGAGTTAAACCCGCTCTTCGTGGCGGAAGCGGCTCTACCTAATCCAGCGACAGTCGCTCCTACCCTAGCCCCCATACGGGCAGCATTCATAAGACCGGCACCAGCGAAAGCATAAGACGACAAGATAGCACCAGCCGTAAATGCAGCCCCCGACAAAAGATCGTTTGTCCAGAAATTGGTCGTAAACATACTTTTAAGAAATCCGGCGTCTCGCTCCTCCTTACTGTAATAATGATTAAGCGTATAATCACCACGCTTATCCATATCATCCAACCATCTGGCAAAACTGTTATCATACATAGCTGATAACGTCCCTTTTGTAACAAGCTCCTTTAATCCATAAACAGACTGGCCCACTCCACCTATTCCATACAAAGCAGACTTATAAATAAACTTACCTAATCCTCTATAAGTCTTCTCCCAACCACTTTGACTTCTCGATAGACGATCGTCATTATCTATATTATTGATATAATTCTCATATTTAGGAATCCACTCACCTGTTGATAACCTATATCTTGAATCACGAAGATTGATCCTGCTCCCAGTTATATCATAATTACCCTTAGGTATACCTACCTCATTTATCATCTGGAAAAGCGAGTTTCTGGCCTTTACGTCATCATGATAAGATGTCTCTACAGATTTTTTTATACCCTCAACCAATGACGGTATGCTTCTACTTCCTTCTCTGGATAAAACATCATTATCCATATCCGAAGAACTACTCATCCCGACAGGAACAGGAATAGAAGAAATATTGTCCCCAGAAAGCATAGGGGATGGAATGGATGGAGTCGGAACATAATATCCCTGATCCCTCATCACATTCCCCATATCATTATTATTGTTGCTGTTCATTTTTACCATCTATTTTATCTATGGTCTCTTTATCCAACACCGAAAGAATATTGCTAAGGTCAGAATGCTGTTCATTAATATCCCTACCCTTTACAATAACATCCTTATTAATAGCCTCAACCACAGCTTGAGTAAGATACATCTGAGGACACATATTTATAATTTTCATAATATTATCAGCATAATCAGTATTATACTCTAATACCTTAAGCGGTGTCCCAGTCTTTGCTTGACCATGGAAATAAATACCAACTTCAACCCCTCCGGGGAATCCCTTAGCTTTGACATCATACGACTTGTAATTCCTCAAAACCGTATTAATTATCCTAATAGCCCTCTTATTAAGCTCAGATGTAGCTAGATCATTACTTTGAATATCATACTTATCAACCATCCTAGAAGCCTCCTCCGCCGCATTCTCGACAGTAGCGAAAGCACCAAGTGAATTAGCCTGCGCCCATTTCTGGTAAGGTCTATTGGTTGTAGCAGAAAAAGACACAGGAATGATCTTGGATTCATAATCTTCCGATCTCACATTTCTTTCCCTTTCATACAAACTATACCCCATACTGTCTAATTCTTCTTTAGTAACTTGAACCGTAGCGATATTCTCTCCACCAGCCATAGCTACCAAATCAAATGTATTAGGATTATCTGTAGGACGAGCATACAATATATAATTATTAAGTCTACTATCTTTATCTTTATTCAAGAAACCGGCTCTCGCCAAAAGCAGATTCTCTAATTTAGCATGCATACGCCTATCCTCTTTAGAAGCGTTGGTAGAATTGGAAAATGACCATGATCTTGGAGCAAACTCATCATATCTTCTTTCATAAACCGTTTTAGAATCCTGAACAGCCTTAGCTATATTACGACCTACATTGGAAGAAGACCATTCCCTTCTAAGCGTAGGGCCATCAGCTCTAGACATATTCTTACCTATGATCTTGATCATTTTATCCCTATTAGTCATATTGGCATCATCACTATTCATTATTGGATTATCTACACGACTATAAGTTTTGGCTATATTATCTATATCATCCAAAGTGAAATTTTCTCCCGAATATCTATTTAACAGATTTATATAAGATCTCATCAACTCCGTATTAGCTATAGACCTATCCGTGTAGTTGATGTTTTCGCTTATCAATCCAACTATAGAAGAAACTTTCAAAGCGTCTTCCGGAGAATACTCCCTTCCTCCAATAACCGCTCCATTCTTACCAACATCCCTTGCGTTAACCATACCATTATCGGTATATGTATCAATACCACCAGTAACATAGTCTTGATCTTTGATAGCATCATTAAGGATATTCTTCGTAGCGACATCAAAAGCATTCGTAAGATAATCTACTTCCTCGTCCATTATCTTACTATATTTCTTCCTGTTATCATTCGCCGCCATAAGAGCCTCATACCTACCTACCATTTCTGGTGATGATAACACAGAACTAGACCCGCCACCGTTATTGGTAATCCATGCCATAATATTCTCACTGTTAACACCACCTGGATATATAGAGGGATTGTTTTGTATATCGTTCTCTATACCTCGTAAATCAACAGGATTTAAAGACGATATTAAATCCTTCTCTCCTATTGATATATTGTTTTCATTCTGAATATACTGATTGTCAAATATATTTTCAGGAGTGACATTAGGCTGAACTTTTTCTAGCTCAATCATAACACCTGAAGAAGCGCCGGGACTGTTACCACCTTCTTTAGTCATTATCTCCCTAAGCTTAAGATTCTGATCTATTTCCTTGGATTTTTGTCTCCATGAGAACTCCCGCTCCTTGAAATCAAGATCTCTTACTTTAAAATAATAATCATCCGCACTATAGCTTTCTGATGAATTATTGTATGACCATCTAGCGGATACACCATCAAGAAACTCATTACGAACAATAAACTCCCCTGCCCTAGCAGGATTCATGTTGTTGCCAATAAAGGATGTAGCTTCCTCCACTAACGCACGGCGCTGCTCCCGAACCTCCTGCAACGAAGCCTCGATAGCCACCTTAGCGGAAGGGCTGGCCTCCGCCCCTTTGAGCTTGGCTAAAAGAACGCTCTCTTCAGCGTCAAACCCAGAAACATATTTATTAACAAACTGTTCAGTAGTCATACCACTAAACATGCCAGGATTGGTCATGGCTAAATACTGTCCCTCTATCTGCATCTGAGCTTTAGCATTCTGAGATATAGACCTAGCTGCTATTGATCTAATTTGAGATTGACTCATCTCATCAACAGTAATATCCCTCATCCTCCCAGTAGGTTTACCATCCACTATTTCAGGGACAGAAAACTTCTTTCCCTTATTAAGACTAACGAAATCTTTCATCATCTTATTCATTTCCTCATTATAATCCGTATAAGGAGTATAATGAATAGGATTCATCCTTGTCCCAACCTGACCGTCATTAGCCCATTCATAAAATGGCAACAAAGCGACAGCCTCATTTATAGCGCTATATTGCTTTGGATTATTGAGTTTCATATCCTCGATCTTCTGCGAGAAAGATCTATATTCCCTAGTGCCTGCAATAGCATTCAGCACACGGGTATCCAGAGCCTCCCCAAGGCGAGCCTGTATGCTTCTGGCTATACCGTCAGAAGCCAAATTAGATTTACGATACACGTTATTCACGTCCTGTATCAATCCATTTAACCTATTCTGAAGATATTCCCTGTCCTGAGGTTTTATAATGTCAGAATTGATAATATAATCAGCATACTCGTTTATAGCCTGCCGATTGGTATCTATCTTCTGCTGCATGTACCCCATCCCCTGCATCATGACATCCATGTTGTAGGGTGATACGTACTTGCCGTAATTCCTTAATATACTATATTGTGAAGCCATCCTTTATCCTTTCTTGCCTTTAGTTACTTCCTGAGCAGGATATAATCTCCTATAACTCAATATATCTCCCTGAGGATCAGCGATCAACTGCCCATTAGGACCGATCTTGACATCCCCGAATATAGACCTTAATGTATTCATGGTCGTAGCCGTGTTCCACTTTTGCTGGATCTCATCATTTACGCTATCGAAATACCTAGCCCAGTTCTCGTCATTAATAGCCAATCCCTGTAATATACGTTGCTGGTAAGCTTGGCGTTGGGCTATATTCTTATCGTACGTATTAGCCCATGACTGAGCGTTGACATTATCAGCCCAAGTCCTTTGAGCCACGTTACCTTGTTCTACCTCATTTATATACTTACCTATATTGGAACTTAATATCGCCTGTAGGTTGGATGATAAAGCCCCTCTCTGGGAATCCGGGACATTACCCATCTGATTCAATTGTGATTGGAAAGCACGATTGGCTTCAACCATATACTGATCCGCTGATCTCAATACCGGATCCACGGTAGGAGCGTAATGCCTTTCCAGACCTTCCGTTGTCACGGATCCCGGAGTCATCCTGAACACCTCAGGAAAATCAAGACCACCACCTACTATATTTCTTCCTCCCCTATTGTTATCCGACTTACCTGTATTTGTATTGGTATTCGTCTTAGGAAGGGTACTAGCATCGATAAGCTCAGGCATATCCAGCTTAACATCGGGATCCTCCACATCACCTATATTCATAGGACCGGGAGCCACCTTGTGGGGATCGAGTATGAAGTCAAGACCTTCCATGCCTTTCATGGATCTTAACGCCTGCATCTTAAGCATATCCTCCCCAAGGATCTTATTAACAATATCTTTATTCTTGTCAGAAAACAGTTGACTGAAATGAGTGATACCAGCGTCATTAAGAGCTTTATGTTGATCCTCTGTAACTACATCCAAACCAATCATAGGGCGAGATGACGAATATTGACCAAACTTATTATCTCTCATTCTATCATGATATGCGGCCTTCTTGTCTTCCGGGTAATTACCTTGACTATCCTCACCGCCAAAAGAAACGAGCGTCGTGTAATCCCGAAGTGCCTCCGCGTTGGCGATGATCGGGTTTTCCGCCGTAGCCAAGCCCATCCAGCCACCAGTGGTGTTATATATAGCATCCTGAAGAGCTTTGGCGGCAGTAGCCTTAGGCGCACTCATATAAGCATCATAAGCCAAAGGCATGAATGTCTTATAATATTCCAGTCTCTCATCAGCATTAATGCCGCCATAAGAACCGTCCTGACCTTGACGTTGATACCCAAACGTATTATCCTTATTATTATACTTGTTCTCAACAGGACGGAAAGTAAGGAGATAATCGAATAAAGAGCTACCACCTTTCTCCATCTTCTGACGAATACCAGCTACTTTCTTAAGCAGCTCTTTCTTAGCCTCGGCTACATCATCTTCTGTAAGGCCATATTCTTTCATGGATCTGGATATGATGTTATCTATTTCACCACCCTTAGCGAAATACGTATCCTCATCCTTCTTCATCTTCCGGTCTTCCTGCTCCTTGTATATGACATTAGCGAAGTCCGTAAATCTTCCTTCTAAGCCATTAACCGTCTCGTTACTATCATTTATAGCCTTGGATAATACGGAAGCGTTTAAGCGCCTCGTATTCTCGTCATCTATCTTATCGTTCTTCTTCAACTTATCCAAAGCCTTCTTCTGATCATCATAAGCTGATTTAAGACCTATCTTAGCCTTATACCTATCCATTAACGTGGCGTACGTATCCTTTGGCGTAGCCTTAATACCATACGTATCCCTAATGTATTTAGCGAAATCCGACTCTATGGTGGTATCATCGGTAATAACCTTCGTACCTTCCTCCAAGGAAACGGGGGTTCCCCCATTGGCGTGCTTCTGCCCCATAGCCTCCATTGGTGCCTCTCCGGGCTGCTCCACGTACTCGCCCTTCTCGACCTCTACGTTGGCTTGATCTTCCATCGACTTAGGTAACGGATATAGATACTCACCGGTAAGGCTACCGCTATCGAATCTATTATTAGGTCCTAGATAAACACCGCCTCCATCCTTATACTGCATCTGGGATTGCCTTCTCTGCCTAGCCTCACGCTCCTGAGCTAACCTGATATTGGTACGGGTGCCTTTCTCAGACGCTATCCCAGAAACCACGTTACGAGCCAATCCCATGATACCACTAATTCCTGAGGCTATGGTGGTTATCGTATTAGCTGTTTTAGCTCCAGCAGATAAATCACCATACCCCTCGCTTCTCATACGCCCTATACCACGACCCATCTGAGTGAATCTAGACCCTATATCATCAGCGCCATAGTAAGGGATGGTGGTAAAATCAAAAACATCCGTACTACCAGACTCGTCAACCTTCTTATTGCTGTCAACGATAGCGTTCAAATCACTTGTATCAATGGTATTAATATCAGGATGCTGAATATCAAATCCTATCCGGGTAGACGAAACCAAAGGCTCCACTCCAATACCCTGAAGACCAACAACATTACCGGGCATGACAGGATCAACTTCCCCGGCATCTTGATATTTAGGTATCTTCCTTTTAATTACATACTTTCCCATATATCAAATTATTTCGTTCTGATACAAAGATAGTTTAAAAAAAATACAGACTCACCATTTGACAATGATGAGTCTCTTTAATACTAATATTTTAAAGCCGCAACAGGATTACCCCATTTCTTCTTCCATTCATGCCCAAGATAGTCTATAAGCTTATCATAAGTATCTATAAAGCCTCCATCTATAATGCCGGTAATAACATTCTCTACAGCTACTATGTCGTTTAACTGATTCTTTGTAGCCGTATTCCTTATCCCACTCTCATGCTTGTTAAAGACGATAAAATTAATAGCCTTAGCTACCCTTGATATCTTATCAGACAACTGACTCTTGTCGCTAACCAACCTGGCGACGGCCGAACTCATCTTGATATAAGCCTCGCCAGCGGCATTCCTGTCCTCTATGAATCCATCATGCAACCATATTATCACCTTGGCGTATATCTCTGGATCCAATTCCAATGCTACCATAACAAAAAAATACGGATTTACATACCATTTCTGACCCTCCCCCTTTCCTCTTCGGTAAGCCATTCCGTATTTTTTGAGATCGGTTATCTTATTGATTTTCAATTCATGGTTTTGTACCGTAAGATTTCTTACAGTACATATATCATTAATACTCAGCTCCCTAACAAGAGCTTTCATCTTTTCCTGAAATCCATTAGTAGCAAACAAATGATCAAGCCTTCTAGACTCCAACCCCATAGATTTACGTTTTTCATTCAAGGCTTCCATAACTTCCGTTATGCATACAAACCCGTCCTTGGACATAACAGAAATGTTCCTACCTAATAATTCCCTACTCTCTGATGATAAAATCAAATTACTTTTCATACCTTTACTAAAAGTTTTAAATTAATAAATGCGCCTATCCGCTCGTGATGAGTAGGTAGGCGCACAAATATAAGCAATACTAATATTATTACAAAATATAATAGCCTATATTATAGATAATAAAATCTTGAAATTTTACATATCTCAAATAATTACAAGATGCTAGATCCTTTTTACAAACAGTGATCCTATAGCTTTCACCAGATCGTAGAAGCCGGCACTACTGAACCCAACAGCTACCCCATACAGCAATGCCTCCCACCATTCACTCCCTATAAGCAATGGAGACACCTTTAGAAACCACGCTAATATACAAACCAGCATACCTATGACTACGGCGGATAGGACTTTAGCCCACTTATGGGTGTCAATATACGGCACTACCTTGGCTAACTGCGTAGCTGACATCGTGACAAAAGCCATGATGCCGGTGAAGGTAGTTAAATCAATAGTGATAGCCCCTTCTGATGGGATTACCTCTTGCGCCATCAAAGCGAACGGCGTCAATAACATAGCAAATAAAAATAACAATCTTTTCATATCTAAAACGTTTAATTACTTCGCAAATATAACACTAAACTGATTAGATATATAAATATTTATTGGAATATAGATATACGACAATATCCAGAGCCTATATGTCCCTTTCCTAAATCATATAATCCACCCAAAGGATTAGGCATTTTTTCTAATTCCCCTTTCACATCTGTCCATACGAACCCGTTCCCATCTATCATCTTAGTGTTAGTAAATACATATTTATCATATTTCACGCATCCCGGATGACCGGATATATACGAGGACCCTCCACCACCAGCTTGAATAGCGTTCGACGATATCCCGCCGCTTGGCCCTCCATAAAAGCCTCCTCCTCCACCAGAGGAATACGAAACGCCATCAAAACCACATCCTCCTCCCACTCCTAATAGACCTCCATTCCCGTTAGTTAAATTATTGCCGGAGTTAGATCCTCCCGCTACTTGAGATGCTGGCGTTCCCTTGGCATAGCCCCCCCCAGATACGCCTTCAACCCTCCCGCTGATCCTCCATGCCCAATAAAATAATACTCACATCCTCCACCACCTCCACCGGCTACCATAATACGGGTCTTTAAAGAATCTACGTTTAGAGGATCGCTATTGTTGGACAACCTCAAATCCGTAGCTCCGCCTCCGGCTCCCTCATAGATATACCTTCCAGCGCTCTCATTAGTCATCGAATGTCCTTGACCTCCTCCATTATAATTATATTTTATAACATTACTCGTCTGCTTAAGTCCACCATTTCCACAATACACATAAATGATATCACCACCAACTAACTTGATAAATCCAGCCACATATCCACCATACCCAGGGTCATTGGATCTGGTAAACCTATCTTCGCTATCATTGTAACCATAATTACCTTGACCACCCCAGCACTCAACATAATAATACGCCGACTTTGGAGCTACAAATGTATGGTAATTATTACTATTATAAGTGTATGTATACAATACATCCAAGCTTTTGGGGCCTGTCATTACACGTCTTCTCATAACATACCTCCCCTTAGATATTTTACTAACAATGCTATAACCATCCTCCTATCATCAGCAATAGCATCTACCCATCTATTCCCCCATCCTAAACTACTAGGGTGGAGGGGGGGGGGTAAAACAAGTCCCCTTAAATAACACATCAAATAAAAACAACAACTTATTCATAACAAATTATTTAACATTAAAATACTAACTATTATTTCTACTCACACCTTTTATGTTAAGGCTTAACCCCGGTATCATATTAAGAACCAACTGCCTTTTCGCCTGCTCCCTACGCATACGCTCAGCTTCCGCTATCTGCTTCTCTGATTGGGGGTCGTTCTTGATGTTATTAGCGATATCCTCTATAGCTTTCTTGTTAGCGCCAGATTGAGTTAGCATCTTATATAACAGATCTTGACCCTCCTTCTCCCACCAGCTATCTATGGAAGGGCGGGAAGCCAAAGAAGGATCGGCAGGGGCTACCGTCTCAGGTACGGGCTGCTGACCTCCGTCCCCCGTGCCCGAATCCCGCTGTCCGAACTCGTATCTCATTGGCTCGTTCTCCGGGACACCGTATCTATTGGAGAACATATCGGCGAACTCAAGCCGCTTCTCGTTTCTTAATGTCGATCCAAGAGGTCTTCCGTATCCTTGATTCCATGCCACGGTAGCGTCCTTGTAGTTGGTAGTGTTATCAAAATCAGCCTTCGAATACATATAGTAATTATATACATTACCTTGAGCGTCCTTATCAAAGAACTTGCCTTGATTGATGTAATTCCAACCTAACCCCGGAACCTTTCCTTGATACTCATCCACGAGATAATCCATTTGTTGGGTTAATGTAGGCTTCTTCCCGTACCTGCGCTGTAGCTCTTTCTTCCTCGGTCCAAGCCATTGCTGGATACCAAAGTCACCGGCGGCTCCTAGGGCAGTGGTATCCCCTCCGGACTCGGCGGCGATGTTAGACAGGATGCCGATCGCTTGTGTTTGTGGTATCCCCTTCTTATCCGTCAGATAATCCCATATCTCATCATATACAGCCATTTTGCTATCCCCTGATCTACGAGGATCAATCACATACTTGCCAGAACCATAAGAGCGATTGGTATTTACAGGACCTCCCTCTTCTTTCTCCTCCTTATCATCAACCAGCATAGTAGAACCAAGACCTACATAATAATCCAAATCCTCATAAACACGGTTGACAACTTTCTCGGCTATATCCTGAAATTTTTTCTTATCATCCTTATCCGGTATCCTTTTCTTTATCCCTCTCAACGTCTTACCTAGATACTTGGTGAACACGTCATTTGGGATGCTCGCATAATCATCCAATTTATCAAATATCCTACCATAAATACTTGACTCCCAAGGATTGTCAAACACATTACCCTTCCCAACTATCCCCATTTTGTAAGAAGGAGCAGATTTAAGAGGGACACCACCGGTAAGGATATCAAATTCTGGATGGGTATCATCTAGAGGTTTATCATCAAGCTGTTTATAATATATAGGAGATTGACCTGATATCACACGATCAAGATCAGATCTATACATCTTTCTTGCTATATCCTTTATCTCACCTCCATCTTGCTCTTTTTTGATCTTATCTCCCCATAACCCATATTTCGCTCTAGGCCATATGCCGTCTATGGCATCCACATAACCAACGGGATGCTCCCCGTCCAGACGCCGGTTCCGCCGCTCGTCTGCCGGGTACAGGGCGTTGGCCAACGGCTGCGTGATATGGTCCAACCCCTTATCCTTGGATCTCGACATAACATCCACCACAGTCTGATATATAGGTCTTAATTTCTCAGGCAAATACAACCCCGCCTCATCAACCAGCTCGCCTATCTTCTTATTTATACCCCTAATGCTGAAATTATAATTACCCATGCCATTATTCAACGGAGACAACGCACCTCTTATCCCATTCATACCCTTAACAGCAGCTCCTCCACTAAGGATATCAAACTCCGGGGATAGGTTCCTTAAAGGACTATCATCCATACCCCTAAAATACATAGGACGCTCACCTCTTGCAACACGATCAAGATCTTCCTTATACAAATCCTTTATCCATGAAGGGATTTCCTCTTTCTTATCTTTCTTAGCCATAAATCACGTTTTCTACAAAGATATACATAATCGGATGCAGGATAAAACAATAGGCGGGTACATGATCTTAATCACCTACCCGCCTACGCTTTTCAATGCATGTGATAAGCCGCTAGAGCTTTCTTAGCCGAATCCCTCGACTTGTACTTCGCCGGCCATAACTTTCCGGTCTTGTTACTAACCACTCTCCAGTCACTTCCTACTTTCTTTATGCACCCCGACTTGGGGCACTTGCCTGAGTTCTTGACAACCTTCCTTTTTTGAATCATAACATTAAATTTTTGTTACGGTTATATTATAATTACTCGAATTTATTACTACTTGTTTCAACTCAACATTCGAAAAATCAACCATAACCAAGGATATATTACCATACAAAAAATTAGCTATAACATCACTTGTAAAAGCGGCTACATCGCCACCCATTTCGACTTTATAATACACATACATATGCTGTTTATTAATAATACAGCTTTTTATCTTATCAAAACCTTCTTTGGTAGTATTTTTCTTAAAATCAATTCCTTCTAAAATATAACTTGAGATATCCACTCCAGAAGAACCTATCTCCTTATAAGTTCCATTATCCATCAAAGCCTTGGTCCCTGTACCGGCCGTAGAGAAGGTGATAACTCTATTATCCTCATCCCTATCGCCACCAATCGTTAAGGATATATCCTTAGTTTGGTTAGATACCGACTGTACGGTATGGCTAGTAACAGTGGACGTATGGGTAAGGTCGCTGGATATATTGATCATTACATGATAAGATACAAAGCTGTCCCCAGTCCCTGTACTACATCCAGCTCTCAGTATAGCTTGAATATTCCCGGATGAATCCTTAATTAATATCAAGTCCCCAACCCCATACGTCGATGATGCTCCGGATAAAAGATATTGAATTGGTATATCAACCTCACATTTAGAAGCTATTATATCATATTTCGCTTTGGTAAGGGTAAATTCCTTATCAAAGCCCAAATTAAATAATATAGTTCTAAAATCATCCTCGCTATCGAGATTATCGCCCAAGAAGCCCGGCTCATGAACATCTATATCCTGCCATGTGCCGTCACCACGAAGAAAGGCTGTACGCTTCTCCGCAGCGGGAGCCGGCACCAATCCCGCAGCGCCAGCCCCGGACGCCGTGGCACCAACCATATCCTTGACCTTATCAAGCCTACTTTCTATTTGTTTACCATCATATTTACCTTGAAAATCTTCCATATCATTTCAATATATAAGAGGAGGCGGCAAATACCCCCCCCCCATATGTTAATAACTCAATAAATTTTCTCGTCATTACTAAACCATCTTACTATCATCTTGAACCGGCTCTCAATGTCATTCACGAATCTTGCCAAGAACCAATCGCCACGAAGACGATCACGCCACCTCCGATGATAATCGACAGCCCTGGGGTCGATCTCCCGGCCAATATCGTTCACGTCCTTAACCCATACCGGTAGGTTATTAGTATCGTCCTTAACCTCGTTGAAGTAGTCGTTGATGTTGATCTTCTGGTCCACTTCCGTCACCAGTATATCACGGCTATCGTCGTTAGTTATAGGATATCTTAGGCGCTGGCTCATGTCGTTCTTATCGGCGATGGTCATCCTAAGCTCTCCACTGTTGTTGGTATCGTTATAGAACCATGCCTTATTAAATCCAGTTGTTCTTCTAACCTGATAATTAACCTCATCCTGATACCTTCTGGCATCCATCCGATATTGGTAGTTCGTGAGGATCTTATTCACATACTGCTCACGTACCGGTACCTCTATAACGAACGGATATAGCTTACCGTAAAATACTTGATACGATTGGTTGGTCAATCCATGAGACCATAACCCTATCTCCTGACTTTCACTTGAGTAGTTCTTTCCAGACTGGAAATAATGCTGGTGCTCGATATAATAATCAGGGGTGTAGGATAAATATGATTTCCACTCACCCTTCAGGCAGTTATATCCAACGGTGAACGAGACGTCCGTGAAATGGCTGGCGTCCTGTAGCTCCACCGCCTGCCCGTTCCTGTAGAACCGGCCGCCACGGAATTGGTACTCGCTCGGATTCCCTACCGGTATATAATCTTTCTTGGTTATCAGAACCCTCTTGAACCGATTGTCCCAGCCCATGGATAGCCCTATACCAAAGAACTTGTTATCGATATCATAATAAGACAACTCAGCGTCCGTATCAGCGTTATATATCCGGCTACGGATGATCTTCATCTGAAGATGCTCCTTAAACCAGTTTCTAAGCCCCGGTGTGACCTCCGTAAGATTCCTACCATTAGAATCTACCTTAAACACCTGACCACGCCTTAAATCGACCCAAAAATGCCCAAACTCGCAACTGATCATATCCCGACTCTGGGTCCCGGAATATCCTAACGTCGTATTATTATACTCGATACCACGAGAGGCGAAAAGACCACCTGTCCCTAGCTCGCTATTCTCCGGGGATATTCTTTCCGCCAGCACGTCTATGGCGTTATACAGCCCTACCTGATTCTCGAAGCGAGCCAGTATCTGATCCGACTCTATCCCTTTCATGCTTATAAGTTTCCCGAAAGAGGTCTTGAACTCATGGTAATCCATAGGCTTGTACGACAGCCAAGGATCGGTCATGCCATTCTCCGACACGTCGGCGGTGCTCCATATGACGCCGTTGGGTCTTTGGTAGGCGCAGTCCCAGAAATTGCTATCATATGTCTCCGGCAACGACCTGCCACCTAACGTAAATCGATTCTTATACACAGGACTTATCTTAAACACATTATCCCTTGATATAGGGACATTACGCTCCTGAGTCCATGATATATAATCCCCCACCTCCGGATAGAACCCCTCGTAAGGCTCAGGTCCGGCTATACGGAAATTGCAATTGATCTCAGACTCCACAAGAAACTGAGGTATGCCATAGAAGTATAGAAAGAAACGACCGCTAAGATACATATCTCCGGTCTTGCAAACCATCTCATAAGCGCTCTTCCGGCTAGGGAAAGAGTATAGCGATCCGGTATCCGTATCGGTCTTATTAAGATAATCCTCCCCGGTGTCGTAATTAACGAAATAACGGGGATACCCGATGTTTCGATAATCGTAATAAGGGAATGGTATCATGTCCCCCTGACCGAACTGAGTCAAGTAAAACATAGGCATCTTCCTCTTAAGCGAGAATCTTGATATAAATACATCACCTCCAAAAACAGGTTTACGCTTATCCTTATCCATCAACCCGCAACCACCTAACGATACCCACCTGATATCCTCTATCTGCCCGTATTGAGCCGGAGAATATTTCTTTATCCTCATATAGGGGCAGGATACGAAAGATTCACGTGTCATAAAATGAGGCGTCATACCAGCTACCTCATCATTACGAATATTACATTCATCCTGAATACGGCTGGTATCGTAACTTGATACCAATTCCGGATATTCAAGCATATACTTATCCATACCAAATGACATGAATAACGAGTGCTCACGATCGAGGTTGTTTATGATAATAGGCTTACCGCCTACGGTCTCCCCTTGCGAAGAGATATCTGTTACCGGATATAATCCGCTCTTGATATATTTAGCCGTTGACAATCCACGTAACTCTGACTCCCCTATTTTTTGGTAAAATAAATTATAATGAGCGACAGAAGTATAATAATAAGCGTAATTCCATCTAGGTCCCCTATCTATCAAGGCCGTTAACCACTGATACCTGTACTTGCCTATATCCACCACGGACTGAGCTGTGGCCTTGGCGATACCTGTAGCCAGACGGATAGCCGTCAGAGCTATGCCAACGGGGTTGGCTAAAAAGAACACGCCTCCACCGACATATTGCTGTGAAGCCGACTGATATGTATACTCAGCTATAGCGGATATTAAATTAGCCATAGCCTCCACCGTAGCCAATGACGTTGCCATACTATAAGCCTTACTTCCTAATATCGTCCATTTAGGGTGATCCTCCACCTCCCTGAATATACCAGAGGATTTACCTAATTGATAACCATCAACAAGGCACTCAGTGGGAGCATCAGGCTTGTTGAAGGCAATATCAGGGCTTAAGAATGAATACCAGATATTACCCTTCCTATTAAACGGATGCGTTATAAAATTCTCACGATTAATATCCTTATAAATATACATATCATCAGACAAATCGTTGTAAGGATAATTAGGATAAAGGTTAGCCGATCCGTCGGGATCATCGTACTTAAACATATCATAAGCCAGACCAGTACCGATAACGCTCTTATCCAATGTCCTATCTCCCCTATACAGCTCATATCCTATTATGGAATCCCTTCTAGCCTTATCTATAAGGCCATTCTCTACCGCTATATCCAGAAACTCATTAACGATATCGTCATCAAGCATCACCCCCATAGGATAAATATAGGAGTCAACTCCATATTGACCGGTCAGTTGAGACGGATTACCCATAAAAGGAGCGACAGAGTTATCAGGGAACTTGTAATGACGTATAGGTTTCTGACAAAATGTGGTTGACGTATTGGGGTACTCAGCGTTATCCCCATTACCGGTGAAATAAGACTTACCCTCAACGGACTTAGGAGACCCATAGTATTTCGTCAAAGAATCTATTATATCCTTCCTCTTTGATCCTCCCGATGATATCCCGATCTTACTTGAATCATACAACTCAAAATTAGCCGGATATTTATTGGTAGACTCCCAATATCCGAAATCACCATACTGATATGGTCTGGGAGCGCAATCAGCGGGTTTATCTCCACATGAGATGCATTTCGCCTCATATGTGACAAATCTCCTTAATTTCAATTCTTTCGTGAAGAAGAACACGTATTTCACCTCCAGTGGCCGAATGCCAAAACAGAACGGGGCGGGGAAGATGGCGGTGCCGGCCGTATAGAATCCGGCAAGCTCCTTCATGTCCTGCCTCATGGCGAAACCGGTGAAGAACACGCATACCGCAGGCTCGATGCAAACATATATCTTATGGAAAGTAGTCTTGTCATCATTCCAGAACAAGTACTTTGGCATCATAAATATCTTATGATCCACGTAATTCACTATAACACCTTTCTTGGCATCATTAGCCAAAGGATTAGGAGCCACGGTACCTTCCTTGTCCGAGAAAAACGTTATACGAACCTTATTGTATGATGATGAGTCGCCGATCGGATAATTATAGTTACCCATCATCTCTATATACATAATACCGTTATCAGGATCGGATAAACCACTTATGTATTTCTCATAATCCAACTCCACCCATCTGGCGTATGAGGATACATGTGGATAGAACTTGAAATAAGTCAAGTTACTTCTACCGAACCAATTGGTCTTGGCGTCAATATCATTCTGCACAGACACACGACCTTCCCAGTCAGTAGTTATACCGGTATTAAACTTAGAATTATCACCATCGCCAAAAAGACACATGGCGTTCTCGATACCAAACTGACTCTCATATTGGGGGAAATAAGCCTCCATCGTATCCATTAACTGATCAAGCATCGTCTCCGTATGCTTCTTTCCTTCCCATCCGGGATATTGATACAAATATGTGCACTTACCCAATGACCTACCCCCTTGGAATGTAGGAAGTTGAACATCGTTAATAGTAGGATTCACGTGAGGATCACCTACCGAACACCCATTAGTACATATACCCTCATCATATAACTGCCGGACATTAGACATATCCTGACACAAGACCAAAGCGGAGGAGTCTATATCAGACGGGAATTTATCCTCATCCTGACCATCCAACCATTCCTGAACCAGATCTATGATATTCTTACCTCCACTGGAGTAATTATCGAAATCACACAATACAGAGAATTTCCTTTGTGACTCGGCGTTACTTTGTATTAAGGTGGTAGGCTCGGTCTCCGTATAATCACTAGCCAGCTTATATGTAAAATCAATCCTAGAATCCACCAAAGAGTTTTTATCCAATATAGTCCTGGTCTCTATCCTCTCGATATCATCACATCCACCAGGGAAATCGGGAGCCTTTATACCGTCTTGATCCTCTGGCAATGATATAGCAGCGCATAACTCGTCAGTAATACCTACATTAGATTCTATGATATCACACAGGTTCTCTATATTATCAGCGATATAATCAATAGCATCATCTACCGTAACATCTTCCCCCATCGTATTGATAACGAATTGGGTCTCTCCTACCGTGGCATATTCCTGCTCTACATATCTGAGTTGCTTGACATCTAGCTGATTCTTGCATTCTCCTCCAAAATCATCAAATCCCCAAGACGGGTCGTTTATGATCTTTGCCGTATTCTTAAACTGCCAAAGATAACGGCGGCTGTTCCCGGCGCACTGCGGGTTGTTCTCCAATACCGAAGCCGCTGATAGGTCTTCAGAGTTGCCGTCCTCATCAACGATAACCTCCATCTCCTCCCTTGTGGCCGGACGAGGGATAAGCGGGAATCTAGCTGTCCTGTATCCTGTATTGGTAAAGAACCTTATACCCAACGGATATACCTCGTCACGCATGAAAGAGGCGTATTTAGAGCAAGCCACACCGTCTTTATACAGATTCTCCGTGGCTATCGATGTCTGCCATTTAACGAAATGACCCAAGAAATTAACGACCGGTTGAAGATTCCATTCATTCTCCACGGTCAATCCGTATTGAAGAAGACGATTCCCGACAGACGTCATGCCTCTGGCTGTCTTATATACCGGTATTTCCTTGGATAACTTCTCCATGGTCGTACGTTCGCTATATTGATCCGTAAGATAATAGATAGTCCTTTCCGTTATCGGATGTATACCTTCTATGAAATACTCAAGAACCGGGCTTTGCTCACCATTAAACCCAACCGTGTTCTGTATAACACCTATCTTATAATGAGATACCTGCTTATCTATATTGGACACGGTAAGGCGGATACCCATGTTGGTTGACTTACCCCATAAACCATCGCGGATAACCATATCTTGACGATCGAATAACATGATTGGGTTGGTCAATGAGCAATATCCGGTCTTCTCAATCCCGAACTCATCGCACAACGCCACGCAGAACTGGTAGGTCCCGGCACGCAGGCTCCCCCCGAACTCCACGACCTCAGGCTCCACGCACGGGGCCGTCAGCAACGGGAACACCAGCAGCTTCTCGCAGGCCAGCCTACACCTCTCTATTGGTTTGTCATCCCCACATGTCTTATACCCATGATAATGATACCAAAAGTCACCATCATCATCCGGATTAAGAGCCTTATCGACCATAACATATCGCTGGGGATTATATCCATCGGTCCAGTATATCACCTTCCCGCATTTCTCGTCCTTGATCTCTATATCGAAGATCGGATGATGAATGGAGAAATTAAGACAAGGGTCATCAACCCAGTCCTCTATCAGGACCTCCATCAAATCACATATCTCATCAAAACGACCATCCGACTCCTCAAGCCTCTCGCCAAGGATACGATGGATGTCCTTTCCCGATCCAGCCAATTGATCCTCAACGGTCTTGATATAATCCAATGACCGCATGAACGTGATCTTAGACGTATTATCATCCGGATTAGATAGAAAGAAATAAGTGTTATCACCAGCTATATCATTCTTATACCCAATAACCTTATAGCCATCGAATCGCTTACATAAAAGGGTACTAGGCTCGTTCTGGATCTTTAGCTGGCTTCCATCGTCACCCTCTATGGTAGCGTTCAAGGCGAAACTATATTCAGACGGGGATAGATCCTGTGGATGCTTATCCCTGTTCATCCCGGAGTCGGGAACCGCTATGTTAGAATTGTTCTGCACGATGTTATGTTTTTCGCAAAGATAACAAATCCGGCGGATAATCACTTACACGCCGGATCTTAACAAAAACTGTACGTATTATGCTAAAACATTCAAATCACGCGAATATAAAAAAATCCTCCTAACTTTCACAAGTCAGGAGGAAGACTAAACACTTAAAACGTCTCGTGGTAAAGCACAAAAACATAATAATTACGAATTTCCACCCATGCAGTTCGATTGCTTATCGGCATCCTCTACAGATATGTAAAAGAAACCGTTAGTCACGTATCTCTCATTGACATCCACAAAATCAGTAGATCCTTTGTCCACTCCTTTCTTCGATCCCTCATCACACACAGCTACCAGACTATTAAAGTCATTGGAATAACCTACGACTACACCGTGTATATCCCGATTTCGAGGATCGAATACGTACCTCATCTTATACCTATCGTAAGCTAACTCTAAAGAGCTTTTGCTTAGCCTCTCATCTAATCCGGCACCCGCTACCAAAGCCAAAACGCTCTTTGATATGTCACTCATGGTGGTATCCTTGGCCGGAGCCTTAGGCATAGAAACGCCTTCCATGACAAAATCCAACGCCTTATCTAAAAGCTCGTCGAAATCATCATCTCTTATATAATCCTTAAGCACCTCCAGTATATATAACCGGACATGGAGTTCGTTATTTACATCATTTAAAGTTATCATGATCCTAGTTTTCGGCAAAGCTAGATTATTCCCACGCAATAAAAGATCAAATATGTCATAAGTGAAGGATTAAAAAAAAAATAAAAAAACTCTCCTATCCTCACGAACAAGAGAGCCGATGTGTTTATATTATGAAGAAAAATCTATTCACCTATTCTTACAATACAGTCACGAGACTCCTTATTATAAATCATCGTACCTACCTTAGAATACAAGGTCTTTATATTTTGCCAATTATCCTCGCCGTGAGCGGATACGTTAGTAGGGGCATCACCGGTATAAACCTCCTCGCCTCCTATATTGACAAAATCATATCCACGCTTTTCCATCGTTCCGCCCTTATATGCCGTGAACCTGATAGTGACATTACCTTTCTCACGACCACCATACCAGTTACCGTATATACTGCATCTGATCTCAAGAGGTAATTTATCGTAATTATCGCCATCCAACAACGGTCCCATCTGAATCAAGGCGGCCTCATTACCTGATTCCATGTTATCACCACCGTGGATAAGATAATCACCTACCCGCTCCTGCGTGGTCTGGTTTTGTTTACTCCAACCAACCAGCTTGCCGTCCACGTCCGGGAGGCCGGTGTTGTCGAAACCGGTTGCCGTGTCGAAGTCAATGCCGTCCTCGTCAGCCCAAATATACCTAAGCACAAGGAAATCGAACTCAGGGATGATCACCACCGGAACCGACTCCTGCCTGCACACGAACGTCTTCTCCTCCTTGGTGCCTTCTTTTATAACCTTGTACGTAGCCTGACGTATCTCTCCAGTCTCATTGATATCAGCGGTAACCCTAACCTCAGCAGGGCCGGTACCACTTGTCTTATCTAAATGTATCCAATCAGCCATATCATCGTATTTTGTTAAATAAGTTTAATATACTTATCAAAAGCGTTGGGCCACATACGCTCATGAGACAGCATCCTTCTCCTATTATCCTCAGCCAGTTCCCGATAATCATTTAACGTGATCATCGACATCTTAAGCTCCTTCATGGCCCTAGCAAACTTACCCGGTTCTTGCTGAGCATATAATTTGTAAGCGTCACCAGCGCCTTGTATCAAGCCATTCACGGCAGCGTTCTCGAAGATCTTCATCTTGATATACGTCTCGACATAATCCTCAAGATAACCTAAATCCGTCTCAGGTATATATGGTAGACCATCCTCATCCTTAGGAGTAGCTCTGTATACGATATAAATAAATCCGTCAAAGCCGGTATACATAGTATTGCCGGATATAGTTATATCATAATTATCCCAAGCGTATTTATCCCAATACTTATCAGCAGTGCAATCACGCCTCAATCCACGACCTATAGATAACCTTACTGGATGATGGTAATGGAAACGAACCTCATGGGATCCGATATAAATCTTCTCCGTGATCGTCTTCTCAAACTCCTCCTTGCAACACTCGGTGCAGGAGTTCCAACGAAACCCGCGCTCCGTGCGCTCGACCCAGCCGATCTCGTGTTGGAGGTCAGCCTTAGCCTTATCGCCGCCAGGGATCTCGCAAACCAGAGGCTCACACCTGTAAGCGTCAAGCATGTCGAAGAAATCGGATGGTAATACCGCCTGCTTGTTACTGGTCTTGACAACCGCCTCTGACATGACAGCTATAACACCGCCGAACCTTTTTAATGCGATCTCAGCCCATCTATAAACAGACGAGGTATCTATAGCCCCGCTATCATCGTATTTATGTAAATCGGCCTTGATCTCGGCCAATAACCCCCTTATCGTCATAACAAACTCTTTTGTACAAAGATAGACAATAGTATATATCAAGCAAAAGATCCAGTCTATTCTCTCGAACTAACTGGATCGTGTCATAGAAACAAACCTTATAGTTTGTACACCCATTTAACTCCAAATACCTTACTTTCCGATTCAACTTCCCTGTACAAGAACTTATATCTCCTTCCAGACTCCATAGCCATCCTACACTCCTTGTTTAATGCTGGAGAGATATATAAATGAAAATACTTATTCCTGGGCATAAAATCCATACACGTATGGACGTAAGAATATCCACCTGTCCCACGCCTGTTTATAGTCCCGGTAAGTTTATTCAGATATATCTTACGGTTGGGATTAATCTTATGACATAAATAACCGATGTTATTTATATAAACCCCGCCCTCATTATCTAAGTACTTATCACGTATGACTTTCCAGATCAACGACTGACATTCGAGAATATCATTCTTGTCCACGATCGTATGTTTCCTTCTCTTTCCGTTCTTAGACATAATAGACCTGTAGAACCGAAGAAAGTATTGATCAAGTATTTTAAACGACTTTGTTTTCATATCACAAATATAATAATTTCATCCTTATTCAAGAAATATTTGACAAGTTTTGGTGTGAGTGTAACGGTGATAAGGCCGCACTTACCGCCGCGGCACAGGCTGACGCACAGAGACTAGCGCAGGAAAAAGCCAACGCTATGGAATGCGATTGCCCACAAACATGGAACGCTTACGCTAGTGGAAGTTTCAACGGTCAATGTTTAAGTATATCGGTAAGCTACAATAACCCATGTGGAAAATCTAAAACAGCTTCATTCGATGTGTATTATACTAGATCCGAACCGTCAGGAGATGTGGAATATTTCTCCACTACCAAGACCGTTACGATACCGACAGGATCGGGAACAGTATCCGGAGGTAGAGATTGCGTAAGTAACGCCACAAGTATGTATGTCTCTAACCCAAGTCAAGGTGGAGGATGTTAAAAACAAAAGGAGAGGTTGATTAGCCTCTCCTTTTTAGATAAATCTAAGATCTCTTTTCTTAGTATGATTAAGTATCCTACTAATATGCCTTGTACTAAAACCTGTTTTATCTTTTATCTTATCATAGATATAGCTCTTGGACACGTAAGCTGACATGTCTCCTAGATCCTTTATAATTTTATCATACATATCATGTATCTCATTATATTTTATGATTGAGCTATCTCTCATTCCTCTTTCCCCGATACCATCAACAATATCCTCAGCACCGAAGAAATTGATTATAGATCTTATTATGTTCATGCTTATTGAATTTTTTGCGTTTTCTTATTAATATCCATATCCGGATTCTCGTCCGTAGGGATCTGCAATTTGGTTATCGTCTCTCTTAACGTCTCAGATACCACATATTCCAGTAACTTATCAGGGCATATGAAATCATAATCCCATTGAGATATACATGGATCATCTTTTTCCGTTCCACATCCCCCTAGCTCTAACGCCGCTTTCCTGTCAAGGGTTATAAGATCCACGTTTATAGCCTCTATATTTATATCAGGTATATAGATATATCCATCATTGACGTAATAATAGTATTGATCTATATTACCATATTTACGTTCCTTGTTATTAGCGTATTTTCTTAACGATATAGGAGTAAATATAATATCATCCATGATGTTCGATACCTTTATAATAGCCGGTCCTATACGGGTATATATCATATCGGGAAGCCTTTTCTTGGATCTCATAAGTATCCGGCATAACTTAAACTCATCAAAGCAACAATCAACCTTCCGGACTCTCTCCATCTCCATGCAATTAATATGAGTATATAGCGATTCCTCGCCGAACAAAGTACCGTCAGCGTATTTCTGGGCTATATACGATCTGGCTTTCTGCCTTCCTATAGATAATATCCACCTCCTACTGACATGAGCGTCCTTATTGATGGAGTTCATATCATTTATGATCCTAGATACAAATTCTGAATTTTTCATGCATGAAATACTAAGGAGGGGATATACCCCTCCGGTTATTACTTCTTTTTCTTAACCTTGCCTCCACATTTCATTTGAGGTTTCTTTTTCTCGGAGACTTTGCCTCCTTCTGCCATCTTCTTTTTCTTAGCACATGCCATAGTCTTACTTTTTTAATGTTAGTGATACAATATTAGTCATTTCTATCGAAAATAGAATAAAAGAGGTTGATGAAACTACCAACTTACCGCCGCGGCACAGGCTGACGCACAGAGACTAGCGCAGGAAAAAGCCAACGCTATGGAATGCGATTGCCCGGAGCAGAAGACGTGGTCATGGTCTGTATCTATGAATAATGATTGCATAAGTCATGAGCAACTTGTCACATCAAGAGGATTTACGATTACGTATAATAATCAATGTGGTAGATCTATATCTGGCTCTGTGAGTGGTGTAGGATATACACAAAACGGAGAAGAGCAGGTCAATAGCGCTAGCTTTACAATTCCCGCAGGATCTGGAAGCAAGAGTGGAAGTGTGTATTTTAGCCGAGAAGTGGTATGTGGAGATGTAACAATCTCTGGTCATGATTCAGGTAATTGTTGACAATCACTGCTGTGATGGTTTTTTAATAAAAAGGAGAGACTTATTAGCCTCTCCTTTTTTTGTTATACATCAGAATCTTAACAGTTCCCAGATCCTCCCCCAGAAACACTTATGGATCCACATTGTACTCCTGAATCAAAACCTATGACACCGGTTTTTTTACCAGACCCAGTAGGTATACTTACGGTAGTACTTCCAGCCGTAACGGTTTGTCCATGATCATTCCTACCAGTAACAGTTACAGTTATTGATTTAGATGATCCACATTGATTATTGTAAGACACTTCATAGGAGCACCTTAAGGCGGATGTAGAACCAGACAGGCCATTACAAGGATCACCGCTCAGCATAGCGTTGGCGCTCCATGTTTTGGGGCAATCGCATTCCATAGCGTTGGCTTTTTCCTGCGCTAGTCTCTGTGCGTCAGCCTGTGCCGCGGCGGTAAGTGCGGCCTTATCACCGTTACACTCACACCAAGCGCCATTGTTTCCGCCAGAAACCCAGTAAGCGGAAGCCTTCGGAGCCGTACATCCTGACGGACAACCTTGCTTGGTAGCAGTAGCCTCTACATAATCATTACATACTCTTCCACTGCAACCCGCATCCGCTAATGCCTGAGCTTGAGATCTAAGACTCTCTATCTTATCGCTAGCCTGAGCGTTGGCGGAAGACGTGCTAGAAGCGCATATAGATCCAGAAGGTACATCCGGATAGGAGATCGTTACTCCACAAGGTCTATCAGATGGACAATTCCTACTAGTAGCAGATCCTCCTTGGAAACCGATCGTATTACAGCAAGCAGATCCATAGCTTAGATATTCCTCTCTTCCACAATCATTTCTGTATAAAGCTACACTTTCGCCAGATCTACACTCAGCCTCTCCTATTCTACTCCAAGAATTAGGATCACAACAGCTATCGCAAGATCCGCCGGAGCATCCACAGCCACAAGACTCATGGAGCCTGTTCTCCGTCTCGTCAGAGTGACATCCAGTGCTATCAGTCCTTCTATATCTAGCCCAAACATCACCACCTGAGCAATAGTTTCCGCCATCATAGCTCCAACCACTCCAATTAGGAGGAGTATCCTCACAATCTCCGTTCTTATTAGCGTAAGCTTGAGCGGCGGCTCTGGTAGTTGAATTGCTTCTGAAGGCCTCTTGAACCTTGTTATTGGCGTCAGCCTGAGAGACCGTTGATGTTATAGGATCTAATCCTAATGAGCTATAAGGAACTGATATAGCCACACCTTGTCTACAAGAGCCGCAATTATCCTTATAGAAAGTAGCGCTTCCGGTACCGGTCCATACACAAGTTCCATGTTGGTTAGCGTAATCCTGCCCCTTCTGGTCTAGGATCTGCTCTGCCTTGCTCCTTGCATCCGCCAAAGAAACCTTGCTGGTGATAGCCGTGCCGCCGTTGGCTTGCGTGGAGGTCACCGTTATCCTCTGGCCTACCCCGCCTTCGGCGCAGTTGTTCTTATAGAAGTCACGGCTTGCCACGTAAGTCCAGGTACATCCTCCGTTCTTATTGGCGTAAGCCTGACCCTCAGCTCCACGAACGGCATTCTCAGCTTTCTTATTGGCGTCAGCCAAAGATATGTTGGAGGTGTACGGGTGTCCCGGAAGCTTGCTGCTGCTTACGGATACCATGTCTCCTACGCCGCCATCAGCGCAATTGTTCTTCTGAACCTGACCGGTATAGCTTCCTGTCCACGTACAAGTACCCTTCGAGTTAGCAACGCTCTGTCCCTGAGCCGTAACAGCCGCCAATGCCTTGGCGTTAGCGTCAGCCTGAGATACACATGATTTGAACTTGCCGTCAGAGCTAGGAGCCGGATCCGTAACATCATTCTGAGTCACGGTAACAGAGCTTCCAACCCCACCATCCGCACATTGACGGGTGAAGGCCTTAGATGCCGTACCAAACCAGAAGCATGTCTTATTACCACCAGCTATATACCGCTCTTGATTCTCAGGATCAGTATAGCAGGTATTGGTATTACGTTGATGTAATTTAGAGATACAGTCCTTACATACGGTTTCGATAGTCTCCCAAACCGGTTGCTCATCCTTAGTATGACACGTGTCATCATAGTTCTTGTTAACGAACGCCTGACCCATCCTATCGATGTAGGCCTTAGCCAAAGCGTCAGCCTCCTCTTGTGAACGGGTAGAGGTGAAGAACTGTCCCATAAGATCCGGGGTTACGGTAATAGGATCAGCGTACTGGCAAGTAGGACACTTAGGAGTGAACTCCTTACTATAATTACCGACATATATCTTCAACTCATCACAAGTACCACGATCGTTAGCTATAGCCTGACCTTGTGCCTTGACAGCGGCCTTAGCAAGTTCATCAGCGGCGAACTGGCTCTCGTATGAGTAGAATGGACCTCCGGTTACATCGGCCTCAGTAACGGTAACTGAAGACGGGATAAGACCGGACGGACAGTTATTCTTCTCGAACGCCTCGCTATAATGACCGGTATATTTAGGAGCCTCATGACAAGTGCCTTGCTCATCGGCTATCTTCTGGCCTTGATTCATTACAGCGGCCATAGCCACTAAATTAGCCTCATCTTGAGATACGCAAGACTGGAACGGATGACCATCTACCATGTCCTGTGTCACGGTGAACGGATCTCCTACCTGATTAGCGCCACAATTGCTCTTCGTGAACTCGAAGCTGGCCTTACCGGTATACATAGTAGCGTTAGAGCAAGTACCCTTGGTATTAGCCAAAGCCTGTCCTTGAGCCTGTACGGCGGTCATAGCCATAGCGTCAGCGGCGGTCTGTGAGTCGTTAGACTGGAATGGGTGTCCTTCTACCATATCTTGAGTGATCGTCACTTTAGATCCTATCTTACACTCGCCACAGTTGTTTCTCGTGAACTCCAAGGAAGCACGGCCAGTGTACGTACAAAGGGCATGGATATTCGCAAGAGCCTGTCCTTGGGCGTCAACGGCGGCCTTGGCCTTGTTGTTGGCGTCCTCCTGAGATATAGTCGAAGTAAATGGATAACCATCAACCATCCTATCATTTACTGTATAAGTTCCACCAGTACCAGTACCACAATTGTTACGGGTAAACGTACGTGTATAAGTACCGGTATATACAGGTACCTTCTCACACTTACCTTTCACGTTAGCCACGTCCTGACCTTGAGCCTCAACAGCGGCCTTAGCCTTGTTATTAGCGTCCTCCTGAGATACGGTAGACCTAAAGTCTCCTGTCACCATAGTCTCGTCTACAACAACCTTAGTACCATACTGGGTCTCGTCACAATTGTTACGGGTAAATTCCTTGCTGTATTTACCATGATATACGGTCTTCTCCTTACACTCACCTTCAAGGTTAGCCTGTTGTTGGGCGTTAGCCTCAAGATCGGCCTTAGCCTTATTGTCAGCATCCTCCTGAGAGATAATAGAGAAGTACTTACCAGCGGCTACAACATAAGTATAAGGTTGACCGATATGGAACTCATCGCAATTGTTTCTAGTGACTGTCTTCTCCATCCTAACGTTATAGTAGACGTTAGTCTGACAATCGCCACGCTCGTTGGTGATAGCCTGACCTTGCGCCTCCACAGCGTCCTGCGCCAGCTTATTGGCGGCATCCTGTGATACTGTAGAAGTGAACGGATAGCCGGTACACATCTTCTCATCCACGGTAAAGTCAACAGGCGTAGAACCTTCAGGACAATTAGTTCTCTGGAATACCTTAGAATACGATCCGGTAAATACCGGTATCTTCTCACAATTACCCTTGATATTAGCTATATCCTGACCCTGAGCCTCTACAGCGGCTTGGGCTAACTTATTAGCCTCCTCCTGAGAGACGATAGACCTGAAGTCGCCTTCTACCATAGTCTCGTTAACAACAACCTCCGTTCCGTATTGAGTGGAGTCGCAATTGTTACGGGTAAAGGTCTTGCTAAACTTACCATAATAGATATTCTCCTTAGGCTTACACTCACCTTCCAGATTAGCTTGTTGTTGACCATTCTTTTCAATATCCTCAAGAGCCTTCCTGTCGGCGTCCTCTTGAGAGATAGAAGACACGTACTTACCCTCAGGAACGATGTAAACATATTCCTGACCGTCACTAAACTTATCACAATTGTTACGGATAAAGGTTTTCCTTTGCTCCTCGTTATACCAGATGTCAGTTATACACTCACCATGCTCATTAGCGTACTTCTGTCCGTTAAGAGCTATATCCTCCATAGCCTTAGCGTCAGCGTCCTCCTGTGAGATAAACGACTTGTACGTCCGTTCCTCAACCACATACAAGACAACCGAACCGTGCTGGTTGGCTAGACAGTCATCCTTGGTAAACGGCTGAACCATCTTGATATTATAATAAACGGGCTTGGCATCTTGGGCTATCATATACTCCTTAACAACACTACCGTCCTTTGACGTTATACGGAACTTAGCCGTACAGATCTGACCGGTGTAATTAGCCTTGTATACGATGTTAAGCTTATTATCGCCTACCCCATGGCTCTTGTCGTTAATGGCAAAGCAATTACCCTCAACGCAATTCTTATCTACTTCCCTTGCCATGTCAATCCTCCTCTATTCTCCATGAAACATTATCTCCGGCCTCTACCCTCACGATTTGAGTATCACCATCCTTATTAAGCGTCAACCTTTGCGGATCCACATTAAAGGGTGGTTCCGGTTCCGGCTCCTCGCTGCCATCGCCGCAAGTGCAACATACCAGCTCAATATCATACTCGGTATTAGACTTAATATCAATAACAACCTGACCGTTCTCGCTAGTCACGTTATCAAAGTCATGATCAAGTATAATATAAGGTATATCATTAGGCTGTTGATTAATATTAACAACCTTGCCATTCAAGACAAACATCTCATGATGCTGTTCGTTATCCATATTCTTAGGCATAGCTATAACAAAACTAGCCTCATACAAATCAGTGGCACCGGGATCCTCAGGATCGGCATACACTATATACCTGCTATCCTCTTCCGGGACCTTCATGGATAACCCGTTCACGTTCATGGATACTATATAGGACTTGCTCACCGAACCACCAAGGGTAAGGCAGGAAGCCTTGACTGAGGCGGAGTTGAGCTTGGCGTTGATGGTCGCCGTCCCGCCCTCCATGTCGAACATGATACTGGTAGGATCCACGCTTACCCGCTCCATACCCTTCTGGGTTATAGTGGCGAGCTTCGTAACCTTGCCTTTCTCGACCGCCACGTAAGTCTCCCTAGGCAACCTACCCATCCATCCCGGCTCTACCTTGATAGCCACCTTGTCGGGGCCGGTACCGGAAATCTTGTCGTAGGACACCCATGAGGAGCCTTGCTCGATCTTAGCAAGAATATCTTTTAAATTATTCATATCATTCCGCTTGAGTTATAGTCCATTTATCACTCTTACCTACGATAATCTCCAGAATCTGCTCGCCACCCTCAGGAGGATACTCGAAGTTAGTAGGCTTAATCTCAAACACGCTGGCGCCTCCACAACCAAGATCACAGATCATATCCGGCAACCATCCCTCCTCGAAAAAACGCTCTATAAGCTCCCTGACGGCCTCTGAAAAAGAATCAAGCTCTAACCTGTCTACGGGGAGAGATCCCTTCTTGAGGGTCTCACCACATACCCAGCCGTCGCACTCGGAAGCCAAGACCGTATCGTACACTCTTTTAGCCATAACATGAGGTATTTAAAATATTACTATTCAATGTAGTATATACGATATTAACATCAGTGAACTCATCACCCATGCAATATTTCTTCTTAAACTTAACGGACCTGCCAGAAACGACATATCCGTCATTAGGGACGATAGTACCACAATAGGTAACGCTGAGCACGTTCAACGGCTCGTATCTTAATCTGACAGCTTGAACGCCCTTGAACGAGTCACGCTGGATGGACGCCGTGGCGCCAGATACGGCAACCAGCTTCCTTACCAGAGACTCAATTACGTTATTCATGCCATCACCGTTCCTTATATCTGCCTCAGGAAACGACTGACCGTCATATATGATCTGGGAGCTGTAGATACTACATTCGTTCCCCGGTCTATATTCCGGCTTACATGGATTACAATTATTTCTCATATCAAATCAATTTATTGATCATTCTTCTTAACTCGGATATCTCGGCATCCCTATCCCGTATAGCCTTTATCATAGCGTTAAGGGTATCGGACATATCGCAATTAGGGGATAATCCCAATGATTCCACACGTACCTTATCACCGGGGTAAATACAATCGGTACTCATGTACGTAGAGCACGGTACTTTCGTGTCGTCTACAGTAGGTCTGTATTGTTTTTTGTTGCAACCGTTCATCACCAAACCTCCTCTTCAGTTCCGCTATCCCCGCCGCTACCACCGGCGTTGACAAGCTCGTTTATAATCCTCTTCAAATCCAGAACCTCACGATGGTATAAATCTATCTGCTTATCCCTAGACGCTATAATACGCCTCAATGAGTCTATAACGACAGAAATGTCAGTACCTTTCTCTATGCCATCCGCTACCAACTCATCGCCTGAGTACAAGACGCATTTATCATACAAGGTTATAGGACATCCATAACCAACACAAGGTTCGTCCTGACAATCCCGATCGCAAGGATCACAAGGATCATCATAACATTTGTTAAGAAACTTATCTATCTTAACGCCATGACAACACTCTTCGGGACGTTCCCGTGAATGATCATGACAACAACCACCTGAATTACACATATGAATAATATTAATGTTTTTAGCAAAGATACTTATTTGGTTTGATTATAAGACAACAAGACGTATGAAACAATAAGAGGTAGAGACCATAAGCCTCTACCTCCAAAACACTAATCTAACATTATGGAAAACACAAACGCATTATCACCAATAACACTGATCTTCTTGATCGATATTCTCAATCCATTTCTCGCACTCAAGATTAAGGTCAGCATGTTCCTGTCCCTCTACCATCAAAACCTCACGGGCTTTGGCATTGGCGTCCTCAACCGATATCCATGACCTAAACCTGTTGGCTTTGATAGAGTAATATACTTTACCGGACTTATATCCGAATGGACATATCTTCTCGAACCAATCACCGATCATAGTATTATAGAATACAGGTGAACAACTACCCTCGGCGTTAGCCTTCTCCTGACCTTCTTTCATGAACTTCCTATAAGCTAACGTATCGGCGTCTATCTGGGAGATATCGGATATGACAGCTCCGGCTGGTAATTCATATACAATACCTTCATTGCCTGATGTGCCAGCCTCGCAATCGTTCTTGTAAAACAAGCCACGAAAAGGCTGTGAGGCCCAGTCCTCGCAGCAAGCCCCGACGGAGTTGGCCTCTCCCTGCCCGATCCGTCCAAGCTCCACCCTGGCCTTATCATTGGCATCTTTCTTAGATACGTAAGAGACAAACCTGCCTTCCTCTATGCATACCTGCTCCTTGGACCCCCTACCGCTTACGCAATTGTTCTTGATAAACTCATCGCATACCTGATCATTATACCATACGGACGGTATTATGTCGGCATATGTGTTGGCGTAGTCCTGACCATTGGCGTTGATATCATCCTCAGCCTTGCTGTCAGCCTCCTCCTGCGTATCGCCAAAATAGACGTTGGCCGGGACCCGGTAGTCAACAGAGCCGCCCACGTACCCGGCAGGCGGGTTGTTTTTGGTGAACGTCCGAACTATTTCTTTGTTACCGTATACCATTGTCATTCACTTTGTCACAAAGATACAATTTAAAATCAAATTACAAAGGAAGAGCCTTTTTGCTTCTCAAAACCTTATATAGATAATCTCTTAATTGCTCCTCGGTAGTTATATATCCAAACTCAATCATCTTGGCTATATCAATCTCCAGCTCCATCAATTCTTTAGCCTTGGCCTCCTCGCCAACAGAGTTTCTTATCATAGTCTCATGAAGACCATAGACAATAATATTTACGGATCTGGCCAAATCTTGTATTTTATCTCTTAGTCTTGAAGATTCAATTATTTTAGACAAAGCGGAAGACATCCTCTTGTAAGCATCACCAGCCTTATCCCTGTAATCTATAAGTTGATCATGTACAAATCTCAACACCTGAACTTCGAATCTAGGATTTATCCACATGGCAAATTTTATGAACAACAGAGGATGCATCCACACCTTATCAGGAGTTTTACCATGCTTAGTTGTCTTACCTTTTACTTTTATAACTAATTGATTATCACCAATGTCGATTTTTCTCCTATGGCTTTCATCTTCAGATAAAGCACTAATAAATTCCTTAGTTCTACCACTATTCATAAAATCATCAAGCCGTCTTCTCGTGCTATCGGGATTATCATTCCATTGCTTAAGTAAACTGTTGGCATCAAAATAACCATCACTAGTTCTTTGAAAAACGTTAAAATCACCCATTTTTCTTGTCAAAACATTTACCGTCTTCATTTTTTAATCTAATTTTGAAGTTAATAATTAATTACTTTATGTCCACTCCCTCGTGAGAGTCAGTGGACATACAAAAATAGCCAATCGAAATGATAAACACAAACCGATTGGCTATTTTTAATATCCTAAAATCAGGACATTAATCACCCATTGCAAATCTTATCCTCAATAGCGTAAAGGATTTTAGCTACAGTCTTATCGCCATTTATCTTCACGCAAGACTCCCCAAGATCCCGGACGTCTATAGCTTCCTTGATACGGGTAAGCTCGTCATATATCTCCTCTATCACGTCAGAGATCTTGACATACTCCCATCACTAAAGCAAATGGGATTCTTGGATACAAACGCAAGAAACCCCGATATTACTATCGCTGGAATTACTCTTGCTCTCCAATTCGGAAATGCCCTTCCGAAGTATATTACGGGCTGCAAGAATATCACGGTCGTTGATTGCGCCGCACGACGGGCATACCCACGTGCGGTCGCGTAACGACAAGTTTTTATTAACAAGCCCGCATTCACAAGTCTTTGAGGAAGGATACCATTTGTCAATCTTATGTACTATCACTCCATACTTTGAAGCGATATACGTAAGTTTGTTAATAAAAGAAGAATGACTAAGATCGGAAATCTTCTTTCCCCACAAACGTTTCATTCCTTCAATGTTTAGATCTTCAATGAAAATATAATCATATTGTTTGCATAATTCATGAGCTAATTTCCATTGAAAATCAGATCGAAAATCGTTTATTTTACGATACGCTTGTTGAAGTTCAAACAGTCTTCTTTTTCTATTATTGGATCCTTTCTTCGCATTAGAAAACTTTCTATTTAGTTTTCTAATCTTGTTTTGATATTGCTTGAAGAATAGTGGAGAATTGATTTTACTACCATCGCTTTTAGTTAGGTAAGTTTTCAGACCAAAATCCAATCCTACAGATGCACCATCATATGTCTTTCTGTAAGAGTTTGCAGGATTGTAATCTGTAACTATAATCAAACTAAAACGATAGCAGGTTTCTCTGACTATCCTTATTTGTTTAACATTACCTTCATATGTTCTACTGTATGAAAACTTAAAACGTTTCTTTCCTTTGTTGATTGTAAGGATATTACCGTTTAAGGTAAAACCTCCTTGTTTAAAAACAAAAGAGTTGAAACAATCTGATCTTTTAAACTTAGGTGGTCTCTTTGATTTTCTTTTAAAGAAACGATTATAAGATTCATCAAGACGTTCAAGTATTTCTTGTGTTGTTTGAGAATGAAGAAGATTTCTTTTAATTCTTTTAGCAAAATGCTTCTTCATTTTACCAATTGAGATATATTTCCCAAACAACTTGTAATACCTACGCTGTATAGATAAAGCGTGATTCCATACAAAACAACATTCACGAAGCATTTTATCAAGATACTTCGTTTTCTTGGAATGATAGATGTTGTATTTGTAGGTAATCATTTTTTTTATTTACAATTTTGATTCAAAATTAATCAAACCAATTCATCCACCTCCTAAAGTATGGTGGTTTTGTTGGTTAAATAATCATAACGCACTCATCAGAGTCCTTATACTTTGACCACTCCGGGAGATCACCCTCATAAGGTACGCAAGTGGACGGAGTTATATGTAAACAACTGTATTTTTTCATGCCAGTAACTTATTAACACGTTCCTTTAACGATCTCACCTCATCCGGGCATAACCCGCAATCATTATCACATAATGACCTTTGCAGACGAATTATCTTACCCCAATAGGATATATCGGGCTTATTCCCGATCCTATACCTATGGTATCTCATATATCTACCCCATTGGCAGGACAGCCATTCGTCTACGACCTTACATAGATCTATCCTATCAAGGTTTGATATGCTTTGAGCGCCCATCCAGAATCTCCTTTCTCATTTCCTGTACCTCCTCGTCAGGCGGGCATCCATACGGCAGGTTCTTGATCCACTCACGGATCTTCTTCTGCATATTAAGATAAGATACACCCACGCCACCACCCTTGGTACGAACTTGTTTATATATACTAACCACATCACGCTCCATGGTCTGCAACGGATCAAGCATAACCATACAACCAGCAGTGCTTCTAGAAGCGTATTCCATATCGCTAACAACGGTAGAGGAAACACGATTCATCATGCTTCTCTCAATTCTTTCCCTCTCGGCCTTTAACGCCTTTTCCTTACAAGTATTACAACCCACGACTAAATATTTTTATGTTCAACAATCCACGCAATTAGTAGTCATCTCAAGAAGCTCTCCGACACGATCAATGATCTCATGAGCCGCCTCTATATTATCCAACCTGACGTTAGCTTCCGCTACAGTCATAAGCGTCTCCATCTCCTGTATCTTATTTATAAGATCCTTATCCTTATCCTCGCATAGGATATCAGTCTTAATCCATAGCCGATCAAGACGTCTGCGTATAAGATCCGTCTTAAGATACTTGCGACTGAAGTTGTAAGTAGAAGGGCTACCTATGATCTTGATATCATATATACCATCAGGTAGATCAAGGTACTTGACATTACAATCATCGTAATTAAAGCAATTGAGGCCTAATGTTAGGCTAGTAAAGGTATTGACCTGATTCTTGCCAAGGAACAACGTAACGGGGTCGGACATGCCCGGCGTAGTGATCTCGATAATCGCCTTCCTGTCCTCCAGTAGCCCCCACTCAGACTCATCCAATACCTGAAGCACCTTAGGATCACGTGTCTCTAGCACCTGAAATGACAGCCGAATATCATTCATGTTAACCTTCTTATCGTACCGGCACAAGCTATCGTCATAACGAGCCTGCATATCAAGATCCGGGACATCGGTATAATATGTCTTGACCTCATGACCGTTGATAAACACCGATGTTATCTGGCAAACATGAGACCTAGCGACATCGAAAAACACCATCCTTACATTACCCTCATAATCAACGCCAGATGTCGGGTATGTCAATATCTGGGTATTATACTCACCATCGTTACGCCTAGCTACGACAGTAATTACGATAGGCTTCTCTATATCGTAATCATCCATGATAATCCTTGCGGCAAACTTATCATGAATTATCTTCGGTATGATATTGATCTGATTCATCTTAATATCTTTTTCACAAAGATACTAATTTGATCGATAAAACAAACGAGGCTATAAGATAAGAGCATCAAGAAGATCCTGCTCGCTTAGAATTATACCTCCATTGATAGCCATAGACATAGCTAAATAAAGACATAAGCATGTGAGATCATATCTAAGCATTCTACTCCTAAGAGATACAATAAACTTTTTAAGGTCAGGATTATCCCCAGCCAAAGACATATAGCCGCTAAAAAGGAACGTATTGTATATAGGATCGGATGTAGACGATTTGATATCGCTGTAAGACATACCACAAATATCTACCCACAATCTTATAGATTTGACGACTATCTCCTTTACAAGAGACTTATTCAACAAACATCCGAATCTGACCAAAGCCACTATATCTCCCCACTTCTGATCGGATATCTCTTTAATAACATACATCGACCCATTCAAAGGATCTTTCACGACAGATGACAGTATATTCTTACATCCAATGGAATCCGATAGCTCTTGGATATTAAACATATTATTATCGTGGTTAAATACGATGGACATATCTCCACCTCTTATGATACTAAAGCTACTCATCACGAATCCTCCACAAAAGAATTAATATCAAAACAGTCATCATAAGAGCATAGGCCAGGCTCATATCCTTCCTTGCCATCCTCTATGTCAGAAATAGCTCTATCAGCAATAGATCTTAACTCTAATAGACTTACACCTAAAAAATCTAAGGCCTCTTTCAAGTACTTATATAAGGACGAGGTTTTAACTTCCTTAAACCCCTCGTGAATCAAATGACTATTGAATATACTGAAAAGAACTTTATCATTCCTACCGTCAAACCTTTTACCATTGTTTTTAAGACTACCATCAGAGTCAATCATCTTCCTTATCTTACTCGCAGATCTGGTATTTATGATATTCACCATAATCATAACTTTGTAGTCAACAGCGGCTCTTCTAGCTTTATTAGCCCTCCCCTTTGAACTTACAGGTGCATTGTCCTCGCCGCCAATATACCTGAACTTAGCCTTGCCTACAAAGCATGATGGATAAACCTTGCGAATATTCCACTTATAATTATAATCACCGATTGATCTCATGATCGACAACTCGCTATCAACTACCATCGATATCATCTTATAAGCCTTCTCAAAACACTTAAACGATCCTACATACTCATAGATAAACCGGTACGTCATACCTAGCTTAAAATCTTTATCAGATATCCTATTAAACACTATAGCTCTATCAAAGTTGATGATAATAGCCATAATAATCTTAAGCCTAAAGTAGGGAGGTATATAAATATCATCAGGACTGATGTTCCTAGGATTAGCCGTGGTATAATCAGCGCCAGCGAAAGTATCTCTACGTTTCTTGAAATTACGCGGATATATAGGCTGACCTTTAGATAGCTTAATGCAAGTACGCCCCTCATCTACCTGCTTCTTCTCAGCCTCGGTATACACCGGGAATTCCTTTATCATAGAAGAGCATTTCCTTATATAATTCAAGTCGAAATTCATATTGTTCATATTTTGTCCACTTCAAATATAAGCAAAATATAAGACCTTTAAAAGAATAAGATGAATTAATTTTCCCATATATCACCATTATTATTTCATTAATAACATAACTTGCTGAAACACAGTTGTCCATTTTGTGACATGTGTAATAAGAAGCTTCGCCTCTTTCTGAAGCAAATCTCATTATAAAGCATTCCTTTATTTAATTCTTACCAATTTCTAATTAATAACCCTATTAATGAAATGATGTTAGCTAACGCCTTTTATTATCTAAAGTAGACATCCAAAAAACATTAATTTAAAAATGAGTAGTATGTTGGCAGATAAAGATCTTAATAATCCCACTCAAGACTCTTTATGATTGTATTATTGAGATATTTACTATATCCTTACATTCGATCTTATTTGGCAGATGACTACTATCTTTAAACATAATGATCCTATATGTTTACTTCTTTTCTGCGCTAAAGCGTGAAGTGCCAAAGGGAATCGGCAGGGTTGGTCGTGAGTCGCTCCGCTCCTGGCCGGCCATGGGAGGCAGCCACCAGCCCCACGCCATGACGCCGCCACCTTGTTTATTGGCTTCCAGCAAGAGTCACCTAAAAACAATACTTGTCTATACAATTATCTCTACGGTTCCAGAAGTTAAATAAGAACTATTTGGCTTTAAGGAAAGTTGTTAGTTAAAAAGATGGTCAATTAAGTTCTCTGGTCAAATAAAATCTTTATATTCGCGTCACGGTCGGTTGGATGAGTGGTTTAGTCGGTGGTCTGCAAAACCATCCACCTCGGTTCGAATCCGGGACTGACCTCTATGCTATTTGCATATCCTTTAAAAACTAATCAGACAAGGGGCAGTGAGGGATCATAGCCCCTTTCTTTTTGGAGGTTCAAAATCTGACATCCATCTAGCCACATCACTTATCCTGAAATCATCTATCACAAAAGATCCTCTATCATTATCATTATCCCTTTGTCTATTAAAATCTATATTATATAACCTCAACGAATAAGTAGGATATGGTAAATGGCCTAAAAAAATACCGTCAATAAAACAAAGCAATCTACTGCTAAGGCTCCTTACTATAGCAACATGATACCATTTACCTACATTCACACTACCCGCATTGACCCCATACGATCCTCTATAAGAGGCAAAATACAAACATAAACCGTTATCATTAGCTATACCAAAATAAAAAGAACCATTATACCATTCATGACCAACGGAACAGGCATTAATGACAGCTAATGGCTTATACCAAAAATCAATAGTAAACAGATCTCCATCTCCAAACAAATCAGGCGACAATGTACTAGATGTATTAATCATCCCATAAGAATTAGACGTATTTGTGTATTTATATCCAGTTCTTATAGAATCGGTGACAAACTCTCCTCCCTTGACCTCTAAACCATCCTCAATATTAGGGGGGGGTATCCATCAACCTCAAAATTATTATCAAATCTCATCAAGAACCTTGTATGTTCATCAACAAGACCATCATTCCTATTATTCAACATCCTTCTTCTCATAAAACATTTACCCTCTTTAATATATACACCAATACCAACAATATCATCAAGATACCAGCTACTATCCACACTATAGACCATCTTGATTCCTTCTTATCATCTACGTCCTTGGATTTGATATTTGTCTTATTATCCAGATCCTTTATATCATTCCTTGTCTTATTAACTCCAAGGGAATCGGCTGTCACCGTGCTATCCCGCCGGCCGATGACGATATGGGCATCCGTCTGGGAGGACACGGGTCGCTCGCCCGTGGCTGGATCCACCTCCTTCGTGGTATCAAATTTCCTCTCAGTTATAACGATATCGGCATTAAGATCAGAGGTCTTTATCTCCACCATCTTGCGGTCTATAACTTCGTTTATCATCGTCTCTATCCTGCTTATCAGCCGGCTATCAATAGACGCTTCGCTAACCTGCCTCCTGCTTCCGCAAGAGGACAGGGACAGCGACAGACCTAAACAAAAAACAGCCTTAAGACTTATCCTTAACCTCTTCATCAGCGATCTTCTTTATATCGTCAAAAGCTTCATCCGGTAAGGATTTAGCCGATCCGAAAAGTTTCAAGATATTAACCCTGTTGAATATACTCTTAAACACCTTAACTATATAAGTATCAGGGAAAGCCTCCCCTATCGTGTTAAGAAACAACATGACATAAGCAACAAGAGCGGCATAAACACCATATTTGGTCACTACCAATATAGCGGAAGCGTCATCCTCCTCAATACTCAATGTCTTGTATATCACGCATAATGTCATGACTATAAAACAAGACAGGAAAAACTCCTTGAGTATCCCTACCAGCCTGACCTCCCTGAACCACCGGTATAGGGAGAACCGGCGTTTACGGCTACGACGGACTTTCCACCTTCTGGCGCTCTGGATAAGCCTTGCTATAAAATTAGCCAACAGCACTACAAGAAGAACCTCCAGCAGATGATGAACCGGCTGGAAATAAGCCCAACATGAAGTACCATAAACGATAGCGATATTCCATAAAGCTCCAATCTTATCTATCATACCCCTACTATCCATTATTGATATCCTATTTACAAAGTTAAATACTATATCATTAAGTGCCTAAAACACCACGGCATGTATACCGTTCCTCGTATCAAGGCTGTCAAAATGCAACCAATTTACCTTCCCTTCAAGCCGGAAAGGATATGGTAACATATCTTGATGATCCAAAATCAAGCCTCTGGCCTGTTCCGCCGTCATCGACTTGACATCGAAATCCCCAGCCTTACCCAACACATGAGCGGATAGATAAACATCTTTCTTATCCTTAACTATCTGGCAGATGTTGCATCTAAGACCACGTTGGGAAAACTGCCCCTGCTTGTCCCAATTATTACAATACATAGGCTGTTTAATTATATCCCTCCGTAATATAAGAAGATTATGGAGAAACGCTGTATCAAGAAACTGCCACGATCTGTCCTTCCACTTATTGTATGTATGAGGGCATACCAATTCCACTATGTCAAAATACAATCCAAGTTCTTTTATGATATCATTTCTATCCATATTAAGCCGGTTTTATCGTCCATCTCTGGGCGTAGTTATTTTTTAGCACATATATCTTCTCCATAGGCGTAGCTGGAGACCCGTTGGACTGGCCTTTCACGAATCCCTCGGGGGCCTGCTCCGTGCCGGAAGGACGCTGGTTCTCGTCAGGATATTGACTACCATACATAGAAACCGCAAGTCCATAAAACTGATTTCTTTCCCCATCTTTGGCTACGGATGCCATGGTAATCTGATCCCATCCTACAACAAGGTCGTAGAAGGAGTTTACGAAATCATCTGATCTTTTTTGGCTATGAGTGGAATAATTCATTCCAAACCATGTAATAGACCTCATCTCATAAATATAATCTGGCAGCTTATCCACTCTAATACCATTACTATGAGAGGCGGCAAAATCTGTAAGATGATCCAATCCTCTACCCGACATATTATCATCATTCCAATTCGTCCTCCTTTCTCCATTCATCCAGTCATTTAAAAAACCAAAACCAGTAATGTTAGGATTTATCTTATCTACCTCAAAAAAAGGGAGGGTGTTTATATCAAAATAATTCCACATATCAGAAGGGCCTGGAGTTATATTCAACAAATTTAATTTAGGAAGATCATTAAACTCCTTTATATACCTATCCAAATAACATGAAGACAATTCAAGGGTTTGAAGATTTTTCATATTCTTTATATTCCTTATCCCGCTAGATTCTATATCACTAAGATCAAGCATATTAAACATACTTAAATAATACACCTCAGTCTTACTAGTTATAGCCTCAGGCATTTCAGTCATTCTTTGCCCTACATTTGAAAGATCTATATAAATTAATTTATTAGATCTCGACAATTTATCTACCGGTATGCCATCATTAACATACATCGTATGCGATACGACCAAAAACTCAAGACCTGGAATATCTACGATCGGGAAAGCCGTCATCCTACAAGCTTGAATATTGGCATAATAAATATCACAAGTAAAATCTATCGACACAGCCCGTTGTACGTCCTTTCTCCCATCAGCGTAAGCATGATTATCTATAGGTACGTATTGCGATCCATCCTCCTTCCTGAACCACCACGTAGTATTGGGATTTTTCCTGTGTTGTATTGCCAAAGAACGGAATATAATACGATAATTATCCTGCCCTTGTACCTTGGTCATAGGAAACTGCTCCTTTATTCCATCCCCCCAATCCACATTAGCCATACCGGGCTTTCTGGATCTAAACTCGACAAACGTATTATAAGGATTATCAACGACAGGATCAGGTACATAATTATAATCATCGGTATAAAAATTTCTAAGTGCCCTATCCCATGTCGTGAACCACACGAACTTATTTGATGAAGCCTCATATTTATATAATGTCTTAGCCATTACCTATCTTGTTAAAATATTCTACAATAACATTCCTGTCCAATCCCATAGAATCACACAAATACTCCCCTTCTGGTTGACCCCCAAACGATAATACCTTATCCGTATCATGAGCTAAAACATCTCCATTGCCTACAAAGGTACGCCCATCGTCAAATACGATAAGCTTATATGGCTTATACAACCTCGTGTCAATATCAGAAGATCGTATTGACCTTAACACCGAAGCCTCTGGCGCCATACTAAACCTCCATCCATAATTATTCATAAGCACATAAACCATCTCCATAGGAGTCGACGGAGAGCCATTAGACTGACCCTTTATAAAGCCAGAAGGTGCCTGTAATACGCCACTAGGCCTTTTATCAACAGGTTTGGCAGCCAAATACATACTTAGATACAATCCATAAAACTGATTCCTTTTGCCATCGGAAGCAGAGGAAGACATAGTGAGATAATCAAACCCCATCACCTTCTCATATAATGTTGATATAAACGTATCACATCGACTTTGGGTTGACAAGGAGATATGCATATAAAAACTACTCATAGATCTCATCTCATATATATAATCCGGTAGATTACTTACATCTATATTACTATAGCCATATGAGGCGGCAAGGCTAGTGATATTTTCCAGCCCCTTGCCGATCATATACGGATGCCAACTCACGACAGACCCATACCATCTGTTTATATGATCGAAGGTCCTTAAACTAGGATTTATCTTATCCACCTCATCCATAGCCGGGCATGTATTAGGGTCAAACGATGGCATAGCCACTCCCGGGGATATATATAATTCTCTTAGCTTGCTAAAAGACAGCCATTCCCTTGGATATACCCTAACCCTGCAACCTGCCAAAGCTAATGTTATAAGATTAGGCCACATAGAGGGGAATTTCCTTATATTAGAAGACTCCGTATCATTAAAATCAGCCGTTCGATTTAAATTAATGCCTTTTAACTTAGTCAACCTATCCCAATCGTCCGGTATGGATGTCAATGTCCCTACACCCAATTCGCTAAGTGTTATATACTCTATATTTACCGATCTACGTATCCTGTCTTTAGGGATATCGGTTATATTCCCATCGCCGGTAATGGATAAGGTTAAGTTGATAATACTTGGGGCGTCTAATATCGGGAATCCTACCATCATTATCCTTGTTGTTTGAACGAATGTAATATCATTCGTAAAAGTCATGGTAATGACCCGATCTTTATCTAGCCCATCAGCGTAAGCATGATTGGGGGCGGGAATATACTCACTCCCATCTTCCTTATAAAACCACCATGGATGGCTATCCGGATTCTTACGATAACTTATATCCCTTCTCCTGAACATCAACCTATATCGCCCGTATATGGATTCGCTCCTGTCCTTCACGAAAGGAAATTGCTCTTTATTCCCGTCACCCCAATCGACCTCGCACATGCCGGGGGTCTTGGAATAAAACTGTATACTCTCATTATAATTATTAATATCCAATATAGGATCAGGCACATCATCAGTAGTATCATTCCTGTCAACTCCCCTAAAAGCGTATTTGCCTTTAGTAAAAAAGGTTATAGATCCGTTATTCGTATCCTTACATATCAACTTCATACCTCTCCCTCCTCTATTCTCCTGAAATACTCGACAACCGGCGAGCTGTCCAATCCTAGATCGTTACAGATATCTATGGCCTCGTATTTGTCGGCGAAATTATACTTACTCATATTATCATCCAATACGTCTCCGCTGAATACGGATACATGACCGTCCTTTACGCCAAGAACGAACGGGGTGATCCTCGCCTTCCCCGCCCGCCGTGCCCTCGTAAGGGCGGCCTTAGAAGCTGGGGCAGGAGCCAAGACCCATGTCTGCCCGTAGTTGTTGGTAAGCACATACACCTTCTCCATAGGCGTCGTAGGATTACCATTACTAACCCCCTTGACAAACCCATCAGGAGCCTGATAAACGCCAGACGGTCTCTTATTAGTAGGAGCTACGGCAGTATATAAATCTAAGGTAAGTTTATAAAACTGATTCCTGTTACCGTCAGAAGCCGTCTGTGACATCGTTATACAACTCCACGACATTATCTTATCATAAAACGTGTTAACGAACGTATCAGCCCTCTCCTGCGTATTTATAAATCTACCACCATCACGCAAATTCCATACCCTAAATTCCCTTATCTCATACAAGTAATCCGGAAGATCGTCTACCAGCACCGTACTTGAAGAACAATATGCCCGCTGAATCTTGTTCAACTTCCCTCCTACCAGATCTTGTTTCCATGAGCTACCATTACCCATAAAAGCAACGCCTGCCTTATCATCCCCCACCTTATCCACCTCATCAAATACAGGTATATTATTCCTATCGCTTACAATATTTATATACACAGCCGGAATAGAATTAAAAGCCGGATCATAAGAAGGGATGTTACACCAATTGAAATTAAACTCGGTAAGATTCTTCCATTCAGAGAACCTTCTCCAATTAGAATCAGGATCATCCCCGAAGTTAAAAACGCTATTGCATCCGAAATACCTCAGATCTTTCATGTTTAAAAAACCTTCTGGCCAATTACTCCATACACCAGAATGAATAAAAGCCCCCATCTGTATATTACGAAGATTAACGCTCTTGCTTATCCTGTCATATGGGATATCGCCATTTTTTAAAACGGACCTGACCATAACCAAATAAGTTATATTAGGTAGATTAACTACAGGAAACTCATGGAGGACAATACCCTCCATATTGAACTCCCCATCGATTACGTTAGAGAACCTCATCGTAACCTCCCTACGCCTGATATCGCTATACTTATGTGGAGGAACCGGTATGTATTGTGAGCCATCCTCTTTCTTATACCACCATACGGTATCATCCGGATTCTTCTTATACTCAATGTCAAGAGACCTGAATACAATCCTATAAGAACCACCAGATACCTTAACTAAAGGATATTGATCCTTTGTCCCGTCCCCCCAATCAACGTCCACGAATCCCGGTTTAGATGTCGAGAACCTAAGATTGCGATTAAAAGCATCCGCTGATATTATCGGATCGGGTATATAATCAGCGCCCTTACCATCATAACAAGGGAACCTGTCCTCATTCACTATAAACGTGACATAGGACGCTACCGTGTCGTATCCTGCCAAAAAAGCCATACCATTAATTTATTGAGGTTATATCATAAGACACCCATTCCTTATATCCATTAACCATCTCATATACTTTGTTGATGGTCTTGCATACGACAGCGAATCCTATATCCACGTTAGGGAACTTCTCGTTAAGCTCATCAATAGTAAGTTCCCTGACAATACTCTCATCCCACTTCCTCATCTCCTTTACCTCCATAAGGATCGGTTTTCCGGTTACGCCTACGCTCATCACCCATTCTCCCTCACGGTTGGAATCAGCCAGATCCGGGAAGATCGTAACACCAAAAAGATCGGAGAGGGTGAAGGTCTCACCGGTACGGGTGAAGGACGCCGCCGCCCCGGGCGTAAGGACCACCTCGTTCACGGCCAACAGGCTCGTAAGTTTCTTGGCTCCTCCTGATACCGTGGCGTTAAACACGACAGTAACATTACCGGTAGCGCTATTAACGAACTTGATCTCATCCTTATCGCTATTTATAGCTTGTAGACATGATCCAGATACGATATTCACGATCTCATAGTTCTTGTCATAAGTGCTTTGCACCGTAACATTACCATATCTTGTATCAATCAACGTAATCCACTTAGCCTTACCACCTACTATCTCTACAAGCTTATAAAAAACGTTATTACCATCAGCGTCAACCCATCTAGCTATAGCTCCAGGAGCGAAATTAGTCACCTCCCGATCTTGGGTATAACTTACAGTGCTTTCCGTAGGCTTATTAGTCAAAGTAACATAAAGGCATTGCTCTACGTCGGCTTCCATCTTAACTATCCCAGCTCCATCGTAATAATAATCAGGTACGTTCTTATCTCGTATCAACAAGATAGTACCTTCCTTAAGCTTATCGGCGTTAGTAGGATCGTCTACGAAAGATTTCATTTGGATATAGGTATCGAAGATGATCGACGTACTCTTATCCTCTATCTTCTGGTTGATATCATCAACAATATTATTAATCTCATCTTTCGTATAATAAGGAGACAAATCCACCTTCGGACCTTCCTGCTCTAAAGCCTGAGTTCCATCCCACCAATAATCAGGCACATCCTGCTCCCTGATCCAGAAGCTGTCCCCCACACGGAGCTTAGCCGTGTTCTCCGGGACCGCCAGCCACTCATTCATGGCATCGACCGTATCAAATATATACGCCGTGTTCTTGCCCTCGGCTATACGTCTTACGACAGCCAACTCGCTCTCGACATCGCTAAGTCTTTCCTTTATATTATTGATCTCCCGCTCCAGCTTATCATAATTATCCTCCTGATCTATAGCATCGCCTATAGACATATAGACCTCATTGGTGAGCTTATTATAAGTAATACGGGCTACTTTCTGATAAGAAGTCTTATATGTACTCGCCCCCTTACTAGTATTGCAGATAAAATCATATGTGTTTTGATATACGACAGATCCTCCGGTATTGATAAAGTTATACCCATCCTGTCTCATCGTACCGCCCTTATACCCTACAAGCTCAAAAGAACACTTACCAGTACCTTTGGATCCAAACCATGTGGAGTAGGCTATAAACTGAGTCTCTTCAGGTAATATATCATAATATTGAGCACGAAGATCCTTTACCGACATCCATACACATTCCTTGCCTGATCCGGTATTGTCTCCTCCCCATTTAAGTACGCTTCTTACATGATCGTCATTATTACCGGGACCAGCGAATCCTACGCCTAAATTATCTATGGTAGGAACATTCGAGTTAAGAGCCTCTGTCATGGTATCCAAGTCCCTTCCGGAACTTTCGTCCCACAAATATCTGAACGTAACGAAATCCACGTCACCGATCTTAATACCGCCGGTATTGCTAGGATATGTTTTAGTCACCAGCTCATAATACCACTTTCCGCCCCTAAACGTGACTCTTATTCTCTCCACTTGCCTTGGAGATATGGATACGTATGATCCTCCAACAGAGACACTGGCGTCATCTTCGGCACGGGTAGCGCCTTCCTTTGGCTCCTCCGGGTCTACCGGAGTATAGATCGTGGCTTGCTTATCACCTGTATTGATGACAACGATATAATAGCTATCACCTTCCAGACCTTGCTCATGAGCCATCGTAACAAACCCCTGTTCGCTTTCCGGCCTCCATTCGACCACAACCATATGTTTGTCCATAGGTATGCCAGATACGCTATTAACGTAGTTGGTTGATGACATGAAAACAGCATGGTCATCGTAAGCCTGATCCACACGCTGATGTTTGGTAGCCAGACTATCAAGACGTGATATCTCAATGGGGTCGATAACCTCAACCCCATTATAATCATACCACTTATATCCGATCATCGTATTCTCACGACGATACTTTCTTTTTCTAATGACCTCACCGCCAGCCATGGCGTCGATCACATAATAATCATTGCATGTTCTTACCATAACATCACGGATTAACAAGTTTGACATAAACAAGCCACGATAGTAGCGCCATCAGGAATAGAGGTCAGCGTAGTTCCTACAGGGTAGGTCTGGGAGGATGACTCCAGCACCATCACCGACATCCGCTCAACGACCATATCATTATCCACCAACCTGCTTCCCTCCACATAGAACCGGCCATCGGCTACCTCATAGCACTCGCGTACCGGGACCATATGTCTTTGGCTTTTATCCGCATAATCACAGATCGTGACCTTAGCGCCATCAGGAATAGAGTTAAGCTCATCGCCAGCATGATAATCAGGGTGATCGGAATACACGACATACAATATGGACTTAATATCCTGTAACGCCGGATTGACCGTCCTGAATCCCTTTAAATGGATTTTATGACCACCAACCTCATAACAGTCATCTACCTCCATGATATTAAGGTCACAGCTTATTACCGTCCAGCCACTAACCGTATCTTGGGTAGGGGTGGTGTTTGTAGGATGATCAGGATCGGTTGACTCCACGATCTTATAATCAAACTCCCGGACATTAAGCTTATAGTCAATAATTTCCTGACGCCTGATCTTGACCGTACCCTTACCGGTATCGTAGCATGTCTCTACCGTATCCAAGACCCGGCTCTCCATATCAGGCATCTCACACTCAACCCTACTCCATTTATCAATCATAGAGGAGTTAATATCGCCTACCTCATATTTATCGTCCTCTGACTGCGTAACCTCGTAGAAATGATACCACTCATATCCTAAAGAGTTATATATAACAATATTATGGATCTTAACCCGTTTATCGTTCTCCGTGACATAACACTGATCGTAGTAAGATACATGCCTGTCACGAAGGTTCTCAAGATCGCAAGGAGATTTCTTCCATCCAACAGGGATCTCATCATATTCCTGATCTATTAAGATAGCGCCGTCCTCGCTCTCACGTACAATATACTTGGCCTTCCTATCACCTAGATCACCGTCATAAGAGACAACCTTATCCACCTCAATACGCTGCCCTTTGAAAGCATAACACTCACGATATACTTGAACGTTTCTATCCTCCATATCCGTGAAATCACATGGAACCAAAGAGAAACTCTCTGGGAGGGTAGCTAAGTCGGTCCCCGGGACGAAGCCAGCGTCATCCGACTCAAGGACTTCGAAACGGGTATATCTGGCCTTTATCTTGGAGTCATACGACACCATCCTTCGAAGTTTAACGTTGCCGCTACCGCTGTCATAACACTCGATATAGGATTTGATATCTCTCTCCTCCATATCGTCAAAATCACAGACTACCCTTATCCAAGTGTCTGGCAAGGATGAGAAGCTGGCGCCCTCAGGCTGTGACGGATCGGTAGTCTCCAGGACTTTATAGCTCTTATCCCTAACCCCTATATTCCCGTCCCATGACGTGAGAACCTCCAGCTTCACCTTACCGGCCGGTGTCTTATAACATTCTACAGTTACCTCAATATCCCGATCCTCCATATCCGTGAAGTCACAAACAACCTCAACCCAGTCATCACTTATGCTGGTAATGAACTTACCTACCGGGTTCTCAGGATCGGTACTTTGCTTGACGCGATACCATTCCTTTCTGGTACCCATCTCATAATCAAATATCTTATATCCCTCTATCTGTACTCTCCCGGTACCGGTATCAAAGCATTTAAGAACCGGTATTATCTCCCTTTGAGTCATATCAGGGAAATCACATACTATACGATTCCATGTGTCGGGGATAGCGTCATACTCCGTACCGATAGGATTACTATCGTCTGTCGTATTCACTACCTCGTAATGGGATACCTCGGGATTCAGACGGGGATCAACCGACTCTACGCCCTCGATCTGGACCTTGCCCCCTTCCGTGGCATAACATTTACTTACGAATATCAACTCCCGATCGGTCATCTCGGCTATACTGCAATCTATAGCCACCCACCCATCAGGAATCTTATCAAACTCACTGCCGATAGGAATATCGATATCAGATGAGTTGATGATAAATATCTTCTCGGCCAGTATCTCTCCCTTATTATTCATATAGGTATGGATACGAGCCTCTACCTGACCACCCGGCGTGCGATAGCATTGGTTGACGATCGACACACGGGCGTCTTTGATGTTAATGAACTGATAGTCCTTTCTAGGGACATCGCTTACAAGTCTCTTTACTCCTTTATCATCGAAGTACACGTAACACCCGTCATTCCTCATCATGACCGGATACGTCTTTCCGTCTATTACAACCCCTGAGAAGTCATCTGGCGGAACGGAGAAACCCATGCTTCCGAATATAGAAGCCAGTCTCTTTAAATACTCATTAATCGCGGACATACTACAATATTTAAGTTCTTATGCCTCAAAGTTAATAAAAAAGGGGAAAGAATTGAATCTCTCCCCTTTAGGAATTATATGAACGCAAAAAAGGTCATTCTTATTTAGGTTCGGTCACGATAGCCGGACCAAGACCAGCGGCAGCACCGATCATATTAATCATCTCCTGAACACCCTCATGAGCGCCATAGCGTACACGTAAGATCAGGTTAACCGGATCATCGGCGATAACCTTTCCGAATCCCTGAGCGTATCTATGAGGATTGAGCGTAATCTGGAAGTCAACGTACTGAGCCGTTTGCTCTACACGGCTATATTCGTTCATGAACGTCCGCCCCATGAAATCCTGATGTTTCGGGAAGCCGTTGAAATGAGCGTAACCCTTCAACTCATCATCCATCATATTGCCGCCTACGTGAGTACGTGGTGCTTTGCTGGACAATCTCTCGAAATGAAGCTGATCCCACCAGATAGGAGATCCCTCATCCAAAGAATCGGGATAACCGCCACTAGCGCCTACAATCTCCACGCTATCCTCGATATAAGTCATTTTATCCATCAAGCACTCTGATGGAGATAACAACATTTCCTTGCCACGGAAACGGATACCGCACTTGCAGTTAGTGCCAAGTTCCTGAGCCGACTCCAATTTCTTCCACATCCGGTTGCGGTAGGACGCTGGAGCCTCGCTGGTGAAGAATCCTTCAAATACCTTGTCACACTCATCGCACAACATATTGGTATATACCTCTGTCTGGAAGCTATGCTGGCAAGCAGCAGGAGTACCGTAATCCGTGATCTCCAGTTCCGGGAACGCCTGCTTGATTTCCTCCAAAGCGCTTTCGCCACACTCGTTATCCGGGATCGTGATATAATACTTCTCCTTAGATACTTTGCAAGATCCGCAAGCTGACCAAGAAGCGGTACGAATCGTAGGATTCTCGCACATATCGGATGTCTTAGCCACATAGTAGATGATAGCCGTAGGATTGGCCTCCACGAAAGTAGAGATCTCCTCATCCGTCAATTTCTTGGAAGTAGCGGCAATATACAAACCTGATCCCTTGATCTGACTCATCTTGTTAACCGTATCGGCTACAACGTTAGGCAATGACTCCACCGTAGTAGACATATCGACACCGTCATCCTCCAAGGAGATAGAATACAGATAACCACCCTTAACCTCGGTATAGTTAGGAGGACAATCCGTACATCCTTTCATGATAGAGATAAGACGTTGAGTATAGTCAGCAGGTTTAGCCCCTTTCTTCATAACCTTATAACGTGACATGCTACCCTCAATAGTCTCTCGTACGATCTTCAACCCCGGATATTGGGCGCGAACCTCAGCCAAGGCCAGATCATCACCAGTATCGCATACCTCCATGCAATAGAAATTGACATCCTCCGTATCAGGCTCAGTAGCCTCGTTAGTACATCTTGTGACCGGAGTGATATCAATATAATCGGACACCTTACCACCTCCAGCGATAGGCTGGTTCTTCATCCGCTCGATACACTTCAATACGGCGGGCAACAAATCAACCTCCTCGCAAGGATCACACTCCTCGCATTGATTTGGCGTATTATCACAATCATCCAAAAGAATGGCGTCATTGATCTCTACACGACCCTCCTCATAGCCAAGAAGCTCAAAGGCACGACCAGCGAGAACCAAGCGGATAGCGATACAGTCTCCTTTGGAAACTGAGAATGCCGTGTCATCAGAAACACCATTGTATCCTAAGATAACATCATCGACATAAGCATGATCTTTCTTCGGCCAAGAAGCGTAGATCTCCGTGATCTCGTTCAAGGAGAATAACGGCGTGGAAAAATCCTTGTCATAGATAGAGCGGGAAGCCGCTTGTTCATTACGACCGATACGGATCTCATAACGCTTGTCGTTACGAGGCTTACCGGTAAAATCAGTCACGGCCTTACAACCGTTCTCGGAAGTATCTTTAGTATCATAAATACCGATCTGTCCTTCCTTCAAGAAGATGGAATCAACATCCACCATCTTAGCGTGTGGGGATACGAAAAGTACCCGGTCTTGCGGTCTGTGCAACATATAATTAATATTTTAGTTTAAAAATCATTCACTAACGCAAACATAATAATAAACGAGTTCACGACAATAAAACACGATCACGAGTGTATAGGCATATAAATAAATTACATTTTTTGTAAAAACATTATTTAAGCCACTTTTTCTTATACATCTTCCTCATCATATCAATAAGTTCATCGAAGCTTTTTATATAACCCATATCTATAGCCCATATAAGATTGCCCTGTGTTTGCTCCAATTCCTTTAGCTCAGCTTCCGTGGCCTTATTCCTGATCATACTTTCATGGATATTAAAAACAATATAATTAAGACCCTTGGCGATCTTAACATAATCTACATCCTTAAATCTAGAAGCCGCCCTAGACAAAGCATTATACCTATCACCAGCCTCTATTCGATTAAGAATAAGCTTATCGGTTAACCACGTAACAACCTCGGCATACAACATAGGATTCAATTCCATAGCTACAAGAACCCATATATAAGGATTACACATAGTTCTCCTGTTCTCGCCCCTACCAACCGTCTTATAAGCACCAAACTTTTTCATTACTTTTATAAGAGACTCTTTTTCAACCATTTCCATAAAAACAGGAAATCCTGTTTCTATCATATATCCTTGTTTTTCAAGAATATAGTATATTCGCTCAGCACTTTCCTTGTTAGAAAGGATATTCTCTATCCTCTTATCATTCCATCCCTCCTGAATCCTTTTCCTGGTATAGGCTTCCTGTAAATCAGTCAACGACATGAAAGACGTTTTAGTGTCTTGCTTGATAGTAACACCAAAAAGATCCCTATCCTTGGAGATCATAACAACATTAGTTTTCATATTACATATATTTAATTGTTTAATACGATGCAAATATATAAATAAAAGTTTTACCGTGAATATATATACATAAAAATATATCAATATAAAATCATTATATTAAATATTTCATGAAATACAAAATATGTTTGTGATTTCTGGAGTCGGAGAAATCTCCGATTCCAGAGAATATGCATAGGATGATAAAAAATAAGCCTACCCATTTCTAGGTAGGCTTATCAATCAAAACTAACGTTGTTTATTTAAAGGAAGCCACATTATCCTTATCCATTCTATATCTATACAATTCATTCTCATTAAGGTTGAATTGTTTAGCTACCATATCCAGAATCTCCTCCACCAAAGGATCGGGCAGCTCCGGGTCGATGTCCGTGGATTGGATACCGGCGGCGTTGATATACCCCGACAGGTCCACCCTGACAGGACGGCGGTAGTACGTCATCTTAACCTCCTCGGTACGGAAGCCTGACTCGTAGACCACGACCTTCCCGTTCCCTATGGAGTAGAATGTCTCCCGATAGTCGTAAGAAGGGCGGTTATTCTCGTCTCCAAGAAGCTCATGGATATTCTCGTTCTTAGCCTCCCACATAACGAAATCAGTGGCCTCACACCCTTTGTATGAGAAAACTCCTTTTATGTTAGAGAACCATAGATAGTCGTCAGGTAAGTTAAAGGACGTAGACTCAGGGTCATCTATCCTACCCGCATTATCCAACGACATCCAATAAACAAGAAGGTTTTGGATGGAGCGTATAGTCTCGTCATCCTTCCTATTGAGATAGTACTTAACCAACCGGTCTTGGGCCTCGTTGAACAACAGCACGAACCTTCCCGGATCCAGCTTAATCCCGCCATTGGCCAGATTCTGCTCGTTCTTCTGCAAAGACCTTAGATACGCTTCTTGGATTGTCATCGTTATTCCTCCTTAGCCTTATCACCTTCCTCTACGTCATCCTTCTTCTTAATATCCTTAACCTTCTTGGTCTTGGACTTATCATCGATATTAGACATAGACATGATCTCCTCATACTCATCCAATACATTAGCCTTTATGTTAATAAAGTCTTTCTTGGTAGCCAAGAACTCAGCGGATGTCCGAACGTCAGGTCCTATGATCTGGCCATTATATTGTAATCCGGATGGAGTCATATTGATACGACCATTTCGTTGAAGGACGTTTACGATACGGTAAAACTCAAGAACTTCCTTGAAATCACCTTCCAATGACCGATCCCAGATATCAAGCAGATAATCGACATTGGTCTTCTTCTCATTCATCCAGTTTGATAGAGATCCTGTATAATACTCATCCTCCGTGAAATCCGGGCGAGTTACGATACCGATGTAAAGAAGAAGATCGATGACAGCCTGACGATCGTCGCCGCCTTTCTTAAGGGCGCTAATAAACTTATAGCTGATGTTCATCTTATTGATCTCACGCTGCTGAACGAAATCCTTCATATTGTCTTTCTCCACGAAACAGAACATGGAGTTCATGAAGACAGGATCGCCATCCATTTCCTGAGGAGTCAACATGCCGGAAAATACAGCCAAATATAAATAAAATAGATCTACGGTATTAGCCGTATTATAAACCTTACCCATGAAGATCTTATCCTTAGCGTCATCCCAAAATTCTAAATTGGTTTGAGATAGATCCATCTGCGACATTTCCTCGAAAGGCTTCATGATATTATCTACCCGCTGTTTGACGAGCCTGTCGATCTCATTCTTGTCAAGACCATTATAGCATCTTGATCTTGGATAAAAACCGGTGTTATAGGCCTTGGAGAAATCATCCCAAGGGCAACATACGTGAGTGGCGTTCTCCGGGAACGGAGCTTTAGCTATATTAGCGTCTTGAAAGGCCTGAGGAGCACTTCCATCGTGTTTGCCTACAACCTCATATAAGGTATCTGACATGATATTGAAACCGTTTACCTCGGCCAATACCTTCCTTGATTTTAAAATTTCTTTCATTTCCTTTTTTTGCGTTACTTTTTAAAAAAAAGAGGAGAGGAATATCCTCCCCTCTAAAAACCAAATTACATATATGAAAAAACTTAGCCGAAGTAGTTCGGTTGAAGCTCGATAATCAAGAACTTGCTGTTATCCATAACCCAAGCCGCTGAAGCTGAGTGGCACCAGAATTGCTCTTTCATGCCCGGCAAGGATGATACGATCTCATTACCGTTAGCTTTGTGCGCCCAACGACCGTACTCATAACCCCACCACATGCTTACGCCTTCTGGCTTGATATAAAATACGTTGTTATTCATATTACCTAACTTAGCGTTAGCCGTATTAGGAATAGCGGAATATGCGTTAGTTGATCCAGCGTCAGTGATATTCTCAATAATACAAGAATAAGAGGATCTAGGATACATGCCATTCACTAACTCGCTACGATCTGTCATGTCAGCGTAATCCAAAGAAGGATCGTGCTCGAACTCAACATTACCGATGCCCGGGATGAAAGCTCCCTTAACCTGAACCGGACCTAAGATCATGGCGTCATTAGTACCAGAGATAGGGTTAGAAGGCAACATCCTATCGCTTCCCATACCCCAGCTTAAGTTCTGCAAGGTAGTGAAGAACGATTCCCTGATCAACTTCTCTAAATTGATCATAGCCATAGCTCCTACCTTGAACTTAATCTTACGTTCCGTAATAGGAAGATCCTGACGTCCACGGAAAATATAAGCTGCGGCAGCCATAAGCGTGTCCTTAGTAATACCCATCGGACGGCTATAGTAGATAGTGTAACCACGGCGAAGCTGACGGTAGATACCCTCATTCAAATGGATAGGACCATTTTGATCCATGATAATACCACCTTCTTGCCACATCAACTGTCTAGCTTCCAGCTTAACCAACTCAGCCATACAGAACACCTCCAACGTAGAGGCTACCTTAGCCGTACGCAAATCAAGTCTACCATTAACAGTCTTACCGATAATAGCCAAATCAGGAATATTACCCTCATACTCACTTCTCATGGCATTCATACGACGAAGAGCGGTCTCCACAAACTCTGAAGTGCTGTTCTGGGCAGCCTGCATGGACTTCATACCAGCGTACATAGTTGTCTCGCCCTCAACACCACGGTGGTTCCCTAAACGGAACTCACAAGTCATAGAACCGGACTTGTCAGCTCCAGATACCTTAGAGAACTGAGTGCTGTACTCACCAAGAGCATGACCGATCTTCCAGTAGCGGATACCCGGACGTAATTTCTCTTTGGGGAAGTATTTAGCCTTACCACCAATAACACGACACCAATAACGTGTCAAGTCACCTTCTGTCTTAGACGGGATCTCACCTGAGATAAGGATATTACAACCGTTAGCAGCATCGTAGGTAATAACATCATAAGCCGTAAACTCAGATGTGTTCAAAACGATATCAAACAAGCTACCATCAATACCAGGTTTCAGGTGGTGACCTGATGTATCCTCTGCCGTAACGACAGCGAATGTTTTTGTAACAGGTAAATCATAACGGAAAGAGGCTCCAATACCGTTAACGGAGATCGTAGCGCCGTTATTGATCATACCCATATACATCGGTACAGGGTAATTAGCGATATTAGAGAACAGATTCAAAAGACCCAGATGATTCTTATCAGGATCCTCATAATACCAGCTCGCCAATGAGCCTAAGTTATGCTCTACGAGCGAAGTCTTATAGTTCTTGGCATCGGTAAAGGCAATAACGTTATCGCCATTCACGGTAGCCGGGAAACTTTTTGTAAGAAACGGATTCATTTTCAATATATTTAAACGTTATACACTCTTTGATCCACTCAGATCAAGGAAGTTAGCTTCTATAGTATCGTTATCGATATTAGTCTTATTCTGCTTTCCTCCCTTATTGCCAGAAAGAAGAGTGATGGTCTTCTTATTAACCTCCATCTTAGCCTTGTTGGTTTTCTGTTTAAGGAACTCGTCCTTATTCATCAAGAACAAGGCCAAATCAGCGGCCATGTCCGGATTCTTGATAGCCTCCGAATAAGCTTTATCTATAGCCGTATGACCTTGATTGTCTATCGGCTTTGTAACGAAATCGACAGCCTTACCTATCATCGTGTCAGTCAACTGAAATCCTGAGCTTATAGATGTCTTTAGACCTTTCTTATAGACTTTCATCTGCTCAACTAATTCCTGTCTCCTTTTCTCGGACTTTTTTTTCTCCTCCTCGATAAGGTTATCCATCTCCTTTTTCAGGATATCATGAAACTTGTTGGCCTTAGACTCGATAAACTCATCGCCCTTGCCGATCATCATCTCCATATTATCCTTTATCTCGTCTTCCGGCATACCCAGCATCTTATAATAATGCTGGATAACCGCAAGCTGATCATTTTTATTACTCATATCAAGGCTATCCAACGGAGCCTGAATACTCTGATATTGGCTTAATAGTTGACCAACGTTACCACCGGCCTTATCCACCTCTATCATCTTCTTCATGAAATCAGACATCGAACCGGTATCAACCTTATCCTTCAACAACTCATCAGCCTTGTCCTTGATCAATCCCTCCACTATATCGAGTAAATCATCCTCTTTAGTGATAGTAGAAAGATCAACCGGTTTATCATCTACCATAATATCTAGGTTCTCGATACTATCTATGATACCTCTGGCAGCCATCTTCTCCAAGAAAGATTTTCCGTTAAACCCTGATACCACGTTATTATTATCAGCACCGCCTTCGCCAAGAGAATCCGGGTCAGGGTTGGCCGCATCGCCGCCCTTATCCCCGCCACCGTCAGCCGATCCGCCGTCGGCAGGTTCTTTCTTGGTGTCATCTATAAGATTACCATCCTTATCATATTTACCCTCAATATTATTCTTATCGCCATCACCGTCACCACGGTAAAAAAGCTCCTCGACACTCATGGTCTTAAAACCCTTAGCGAAATCACCCATGTCATTCATACAATTTCCTTTTTTGCTTTTTACAAAATTATCATTAATCTAATTACCAATTAAATCAAACCCATTATAGTATATGACAGAATTTTACGCCAAAATGATTACAGATTTTGTAAAAATATTTACAAAACTTGTAATCAATTCTTGTTTATTATTGACGTAAACCTATCTGTATCAGAACGTTTGTTTCTAGCGTCTATCTCCTTTTCTTTTAATTCCAACTTCTTTTTCTCTATATCCTCACGAGATCTTCGCTCAGCCTCGGCGTTAGCCTGTCTGGTTCTCATATCCTCCTCCCGGATGTCCAGATCCCGTTCCTTCAAGGCCCTATCAGCCATAGCCTCAACGTAATCCATACCTTCTGAGTTGTTCTCAGTCCTAGCGGCTTGACCGGCGGCCATTATGCTCTTACCCCGTAAATCGAAATTACCCTTGATGTAAGCAAGCTCCTTATCCTTCTCATGCTCATCGTTACGTGCCTGTTGTTCGGCCTCGGCTTGCTGCTGGACAAGTCGCTGTTTATTCTGGTATTCCTCTTGCCTTACACGATCGGCGTAAGATCTGGCATCCCTTCCGATCTGATTCATCTCAGCCGTTGAGTTGGCGCTCATCATCCTAGTGATATCAAGCAAGTCATTACCTAACGTATTTGTCTGTAATATATATTGTTTCAAATTCTCCAATTCCAGACGTTTCTTGGAATTAGATACAGCCATAACATTAAGATGACGTAACGACAAGCTGTTATCCGTAAGACTGATGTAAGCCAAGGAAAGATCGCTGTTCCTGTACATCACGGTCCAATCGTATCCTTCCTTCTGACATACTTGAGCCACGGCTAGATGAATATCCAATGTCCGTTTCTTGAAATCATCGAAATCATTAAAGTAAGTCTGGGTCTGTAGCATAGTAGCGTTAACTCCCTGTTTTACACCCGTAGAACTCTCGTATCTAGTTGACTGACCCATGGCCTGCTCGGATATACCTATCATCCTATAAGCCATCATATAGGCGTAAGACGCCATTTCCATACGGGATCTTATCTGATCCGTATTAGTAAGATCATATACACCGAACTGATTATATATGCTGCTCATCTGCGGATTCTGGTAAGGATTGTTTGTGTCATTACCACCTACACCCATAAACGAGACAGACTTAACGATCTGCATGAAAGTAGCCAAAGCTCCCTTCTTGTCCATCATATCCTTATATTCCGTAGGCAGGAATCCTAAGTCGCCTAAGAAGAACTTACCGATCTCCTTCTCGGCGTTATTGTATAGCTGGTTCATAGCAAGGTTATACATCATCTGGAACGGCTGTATGCGATCAGCGAGACTAGCCCCTATAAATCCAGAAACCGGAATGACATAATCATACAGACTGCTATCACCATGTATCTGATGAGGTATTGGATCCCCACCAATATATATAGGCTTATCCATTAAATTACCTCCGGTGATCTTAACGCCAAACCTAACCTCAGGGACATACTCCAAGATGTAGGTGTTCACCTCAGGATCACTGACGGCTTCGGCCATAACCCTCTTCACTTTCTTGATACCGTTCTTCTCCAAGAACTCCGGGAGAAGCTCATCTGTCACAAGCTCCTGATCCACCATCCCAGTCTCCGTCATGTAAGTTATTAAGAATACCGGTTTCATGGATACCCAATATCCCTCCATGACTCTAAAAAGGCGGGAATCTATCTCATATCTCTTGCCATCGGCCATACCGGAGTTGAAATATCCAAAGGGATGGAAGCGGGGCAAGAAGCGGGGCTGGGTGTGTTCCTCTCCGTCCGGCCCGAAGGTATGGTACTCTCCCATAGGAACACCATAGTAATCCTCAGCCGCAACGATAGATTCATAATCATGATACCCTTTCCATGGAATAACCTCATTCTCATACATACCGGTAATAGAAGGCTTCTTTTTCTTCTGATCATACCTAGTACCGTCATTGGATACCCATCCCTCGTAATCATCATCACCGCCCATAATCCTGCGTTTATCCTTGGCCGTCATCTTATGGCCGTATTTTGATATCAACTCAACACCCTCGTAATAATGAATACGGCCCACATAACTTCCATATTGCGGATATTTCACATCAGGATGGAAAACCTCCATCGGACTCCACACCTCCGGACGGTAGTAGTCAAATCCAACGAAATGATTGCGGAACATCTTACCGCTAAGGAGCCGGTCACGGAAATTCTCACGATCAAGCTCATCCATATAAAACCGGCTACGGTCTGACTCTATCGTATGGTCTCCCCATACAGCCGCCTGCGTCTTCCATCTGGTGCTCATGAACCTCTGGATATCGTCAGGGGTCATAGACGTCTTGGCCTGTTGGATTTGCTGAACATAAGCCTGACGCTCCTCCTCAGAGTTAAACTCATTGTACGTAGGATCAAGACCAGCCTCCACAAGACGCTGATTGACGATAATATCCCACTGTTCTTGTATATGACGATGAAGTAAGTTTGACATCGTATCCTCATACTCACTTATAGCCATATCACCTACCTCATTAACCGTATACTTATCCTGTAGGTTTGTCAGCCATCCCTCAAAGGCGTTTACTATACCACCTATGATATCATAATGCTTCAAGAAAGAAGGTATCCTTATATCGCTCCTTAGCTTCTGCACGTTCCTTAACTGAGGGATAACATCCGCCATCTCCATAAAAGATAACTTACCATCCGCCATCAGATAATAGTCACGGTACATCTGGTTACGATCATACTGTTTCAACCCTATCGTCTCAAGAGCGTCCATACAATCCTCCTTCCATTTCCTGTTCTTTTTCTTCGTGGAAATAGCCTGAGGAGGTAATCCTAATAACGCTCCTTTTGCTGGAAACGAATGATCTCTATTAAACACTTCCATGATTATTCAATTTTATTTACAACAAAGATAGGCGTTTAATTGACATTCATTTACCTAAAAGCTCCTATAGATACCGATCCAAAGGCAGAGGCATATATCTCATGGTGCTTATAAGCGTCTTCCTTGCGGGCGTTATTCATCTCCTCGATCTTCGATTTAGGCATGTAATTGTTATCATCAAAATACCTAGCAAGAACCAACGCATGCCCGAAGGCTATTATCCTATCGACGTTCAATCCTGGCTTGTACTGTATTATCTCATCCAGTAAGGCTATATCATCAATCAACTCAATACCCTTGACCGTTATATCAAGACCAGTACTATCATCATATCCGATAACGAAATCCTGCCAACAGTAATCCACGACACACGAGAATAGCAGGTTCTGGTTACCGGGGGTAGGATATAGACCTAACTTGCTGTTCTGCCGGGAGCCGGCCTTCACATACTTATTGGCTATTGCCTCACCAGCAAACAGGAAGAAAGACGCTGGCATACCGCTTTTACGGTTAAGGTACTGCTCATACATCTGGTCAGCGTTCTCCATAAGACATATAGCACCATATCCCTTCTGAAGCACCTCACAAGTACGGCAAAACTGATCTATGGATGATGGGCGGGATACGTATGAAGCCACTATTCTATAGGCATAAGGATCTCGAATACCAACACGCCTTTTGAATACATAAAAAGCTCCTAATGAAGGGGTATCAGACTTGGCCTGTTTGTAGGGGTCACAATTTGATACTAACATATTCATACACATATAGTTATGACAATCATCAGTAAAATTGTATACTTGACCTGTATATTTTTTATCCGTTATCCTCTTTATCTTCAAGTATATCTTATCACCATCTTTCGATATAAAGCAGCCTGTATTCTTTCTTCTCCTTCTTATCCCATTGATTATCTTTTCCAGCTTAAAGGATGATATATCATACTTAAGGATAGAATCCTTTGCCAGCATTGTATCCATGTTCCCAAGACGAAGATGATAAGTATCATGCGTATTCACATCCCTTCCGGCTATACTCATCACCCTAGATTTCCTCATCTTTGATATTCCTGATACTACTCCAAGAGAGAAAAGGATATGCTGGAAACCCTCCATAAGTCCAAGATTCACACTTACAAACTCCATCGTGTAATATCCTCTCTTATCCCTAGTAACGGATCCGTCTGAATCCAGATAACCATGTACAAGCGCCCATTTATTCGCTATTGGCATATATTTTATCCACTCCGGTATCCATTTACCAAGGCTTCCTGATCCTAGATTGGATCTTATCCATTCCATCAAATCCACATTATTCGCACTATAACGGTAACACCCGTCTCCATAGCTATAACTATGGACGCAAGGAATAATATCCGTAAATATACGATCAAGTCTATCTACTATACACTTCTCGGTCTTATTTACGGAGAATATTACATGGTAATCATCAAGACATCCATCTCCAATCCATAAACCAATCATCCACCAAAAATCGATATTATCGTATAATCCATGGAAGCATTTATCCTCGTTTCTTATCTCTTCCCTATATACATTAGGGATAGCCGTCCAATATCCCTCTCTAACATCTCGTGCCTCCACGAACTCGAACTCAAATTTACCCTCATCTATGGCATATCCATGCCTAGATACACCCTTCGACACCCATAACGGATGTTCTTTCGTAAATGTCAATTCTCTGAACGTATTACTAAGCTTGAATGTATATACATCATAATCCTCCTTATCAAGAATCATGATACACTCTATATCATGATAGCCTCCATCCATACAAACTAGCCTATCTCCCATCCTTACGTCTTCTACCTTCTTCCATCCGCTATCCGTAAGAACAACTTCCCCAGGAGGCATACATCCTGCCACATAAATAAAATCATCAAACCTATTGGATTGAGGCATCTCAAATATCTGGACAGGAGCGTCAATAACACCACCGCTAAACGGAAAACCAGCTAGCTGTTTATTAGATTTCGTAGTACCAAGCTTATTGCCCGATTCAAGAAAAACATCACACAGCATGCCACTATATTGACCCGACTCAAGAAGATCGTTCTTATGTTTAATAGCGTACTCAACCGGGAACAGGTTTTGAGAAGAACTTAAAAAACAGTCATCAATCGTAAAAGGATAGAACATAGTATGAGAGGTATAGGCTACCCTGTCCTTTGTAGAAAGCTTCTTCCGTTCCTCATTAAGTTTATTGGTGCTAGCCTCGAAGTCTGTGGCGTCAATCTTGATCTTATTAAGCTTCTTATCATCAGGTTTTCCTAAATAATCACCCAAACCTATAGTTACCTTGACACCAGAGTTTGCCATTTGTCCCGGAACAAACATCGCCCATTTCCGTTCTTTCCATGTTTTTCCTTTCATGGCTCTACGGTTTAGGATATCCCAGTCCATGACCAGAAGATTATATGTCTCGGGATCGGAGAACATCTCTTGAGCGTCCTTAGACAACTCCACCTCACCACCGGTACCGGCCAAGATAGGACTAAGACGCCAGCCATAAGGCGTGTCGTAGGATGGCATGGCGGCCGTGTAAGGCTTCTTTATCGGACCTTTGCCTACCTCGTCGAAAATAGCCGTAGCCGGTGTCAAACCAGCCGTCTTCTGCGTGGAGGTCTTCCTACCCATATTGATGTTGGCTATAGAGATAATGGCATGGATATCACGTACACCATTGGACATCCTCTTGCCTAATGTAACTCCCGAACTCCAGTCGGTCTTGGTTCTGTTGATCCTGAAAAAAGGATGCACATGATCAAGACCATACTCACAATACTCGCCGATATTGGATAAATCACTGTCGCTGAATCCTACTACAGAATGACTAAGGCCGATCGTCATAGTAGCGTTCATCTGGAGAAGTGATGACATGATGGTCGTATTATGGGAGACGACAAAATTGGTAGTAAGAAACTGATGCGATTTATTATCGACCTCAATACAAGTAGCCTTATATCTACCGTAATAATCTATATCAGATATCCTAAGCCTATCGTGAGTCTTAGATATATACATATCGTCACCATCCATGACACAATAATACCCCATAGACCAAAATATTTTCCTTACAAAGGATATAATATACTCGCTTTTATAAACGACCTTAAAACGATCGTCGCCGGTATTTATACCGCAAGCGATCTTCATAAACGATCCTATGAACAACTCTTTCTGTTTTTTGGATGAATAAATGACATCATCCATCTCCTTCTTGCTTAGCTCAAAGATCCTGTCGGTAGCGCCACAAAGGAAGGAGGCGGCCAGAGACCCCATGAGCTGGGGCGATATCAGCCACCGCCGCTCAGGGAAATCTACCGCCTCCCCAATATCTATAGTCATTTTGGAGAAGTCAGAATGGATGATACCCATAGTGCTCATAACCTTATAATCACCATGATACTTGACTTTCCACTGGTGCTGCCCGCAACACACCACGCTGCGACCGTCCTCAAAGGTCACTTTGTACGTATCAACGAATCCCTGAGGATATACGCCCACTATGGTAGTAAGCTTCCCGTCATCACCGTATATGATATCTCCTATATCGGCGAATCCTATTTTCTTAGATCCATGAGGAGTATATATCAGCTCCGAGTCCAGAAGAGCCTTGCCAAAACGACGAGTACCAAACATCCCCAACCCTTTCTTCTCCTGACGGGCACGTTGGTACATCTCGGCGAAAAACCATTCGTTATCACGCAAACGACTGATCGCTGGCACACGTTCCCCGTTTGGAAGATCCTGAAATACGGGAAAGAAATTAACATGCCAATAAAGCCATGGGGGGATGAACGTACCATTGATAGTCACCCCGTACTTGACCTTATAAGCCTCTTCCTTAAAGAACTGCTTAACATCGTCATCCTGATCCTCCCAACCGAACAGATCGTTCCATACAGGAGGATTTTTCATGTTTACATAAAATTCTGGACTCGTACTTAGACTCATTTCATAATATCCTTTAAAACAGACTCGATTCCACCAGAAACCTGACCCTTACGTTCCTTTTTCTGGACATCGCTTACAGACCTATATACATCCATGATCCCACTTTTCTCCATATAAGAATCATTCCATGTATTTATCTTATCGATTAATTTTGATATGAAGTCAAATGCCCTTGCCATATCCTCCGGCTTCTCCTTGTCCCAAGGATGCTTATCAATATAAGCCTTGGCATCATCCACGGCCTTGGATATGACCTCAAGATTGTCATTAACCCGATCAACATCCTTACTCGTCGGCTTTCGTCTTCCCTGTGGCATTGGCCTTTATTTCCTTAAATTCGTTATACTGCTTCATAAGAAGCTCATAAGATTGAACAACACCTATCTTACTTACTTCCGTCACACTCATATCATGGAACATATCCTCAAGCTCCTTGTCAGCATATCTAAGACGTTCCTTGTCATCATAAAACACGAATCCAGACGTTCTGTCTTCTATAATACTCTTGGCGGTGGACGCATATGTCGTATCTAAATCCAGATCCATACCGAAGCTGGTAGCCAACTGGATTATGAACATCAACCTAGAATTGACTTTTACAGCCTCTATATTCAACATCTGTATCTTATGGGTCATCTCATGAAGAACGACAAAATCCTCCTCTTTTATCAACGAAGATGATTTAAGGGCTATCTTCTTAGTCCTATCCTCAATATCGCTATACAGACGCTTGCTCTCACGTTTTATGGCTATCCAATGCCTTATATGGGTATCCGCCTCTTCTTTAAGATAATCTCTAATCTCTGTTTTTATATCTTTATCTTCCATATTACGCATTATAATCATTGTTGTTTAACTCAATCTCATCACTGATACTCTGATCTATTATTCTTAATAAATCTCTGGTGCTAATATCCCGCAAGAAGCGGACATTACCACCATTAGCCCTAGCTATCCTCCTTAAAGCGGAGTAAAGTATATCACCCAACGAATATTCAGGCAACTCACGGCATCCGACTTCCATGACAATAAGGGCATGGATACGATCATCTATCTTACTTCTTACGGGACTTCGCATAGTATTTACTTATAAGCTTCCCCTATAATACGTAGCGGGAAATGTTTGAAATTACGTTCAGGATCATCCTTCGTATAACCCATAAGAGATAGATGTTTCTCAAAATGACCTTCCGTATATTTTGAGGTATCCAACGTCATCCTAAATATAGTTCTATTCTCATTGTCAGGATGTTTGTTATATGACACGTCTCCCATACATCCACATCCAAGATGATGCTCCTTGACATGGAAACCATCTTTATGGGTAATAAATAACACGATTTCTATCTTATCACCTATTTTCTGATCAAAAATATTTAGATAAAACTCGCTCTCATCATCCGTCAGTCCTATATCAAAGGAATCGTTAGGGCACTCGATATTAAAATCGTTATGATCGGCTGTTATCACCTCCATAGCATTCCATTTAGCTTTCTCTCCTTCCACGAACTTCAACGGGCATACCTCGGTCTTCATCCAAGCCTTCTCCTTGATAAAACAACCACACAACGAACATGCCTGTCTTCCCATCAATCTTTGCAGCAATACCTTAGCTGGTAACTTAAAGAAAGCTATATTAGAAGAGTTCTTAGGACATTTCTTGCATAATTCAAGACGATTCTTATACCATTCGGGATAATCTTTCTTATCCTTAGGAATCCTACCCAATAAACTGTCTTCCCAAGCTTGGGCTATTACTTGGGCTTTACCAATTGTTTGCATATTATTTCTTAAATTGTTTTTGTTGAAAATCCTGTAATTGTTCCCATGTCATTCCATACCGACATTGATACATGGCCTCATGGTTATCACGTATAAGAGGATCTCCGTTCTTCAACCCCTCCATATCCTCTATCGCATTAATCTTCTTATCCAGACAATCAAGCTCAATAGGCATCCTTTCATCCGGATAACGATTACCTTCCTTGACAAATATCCGGCGTATCTTATCACGCCTTACACGCATCTCACGAAGATTGCATATAACGTATCCGATAAACGGTATTCTGATAGATATATTGTCAGTATACTTAGCTAGATGATGGATGTAAGATACGGATGCTTTCATGCACCACTCTACCTGTTGTTTGGTGAACTTCCCATCAGATCTTCTTACCACCTCATCAACGATATCCCTATCGAATGAAATAAGATTCCTACCCATCAATATCCAATTTGTTTCTCTTGAATACGAATCCCATTACACGGGTATCATCACCCTCCCCGTCAAGCACGAAATAATTACGTAGGCTTCTCATCTCAATAGACAACTCACGGGTACGGAAATTCCCGTTCTTCTTGTCCACCAGAAAACCACCACGCTTCAACTCATTGTTAAGGACAGCGATGTAAGACTCCTTCTGTCCATGACAATCCATGTACTTAGCCCTGGTATCATCCGAGTATCCGTAGTTGATGTAGAAAGAAAGTAAGTTTATCGTTCTTTCGGTGATCAAGCTTCTACCCTTGGAATCCAGATAGCCGTTGTATATCCTTAAGAACTGCTGGATCATATCCAGTCTAGTGTCGTAAGGTAATGCGAATACGAAAGCTTTTCTCTGCTCAGGCATATGAAATTAGTTTTCAGCAAAACTACTTAAAAAAAATATCGTTGTCAAGAAATTTTGCCATAATCAACATAATATATGCTGACTAGCATGTATTTACGATAATCCAAAGGGAAAAAGCTGGTGGGGTAGGACGAACGAAGCCATATATATCTACGGCTGGCTGCAATAGCGAGAACAGTGAAGTTCACGTACGCTACGCGCGTGGACGGCGGGGGACAGCCTTATCCTGCCTCACGGGATGCGACCATTCCTTTTTTCTTTTTGGCTTCTTATCGTCCCATGACATAGCCCAAGGCATCCAAAGGGGAAAGGTTGGTGGGGGACGTGCAGGGACAGCTAAGGTAAGGCTACCGCCGTCATACCGGACAATGCCGCCAGAGATTCGCTATTGACATGTACGGCGGTAGAGTTATGTTAGCCTGCCGGAGCGTGAGCGACCGCATACGACCTTACTTTTTTCCCTTTGGATTCCTTCCTCCCCAAGCTATGGGATATAAAGCCAAGGGAAATGGGAAGCCTTGGGGCGATGGAGCCTGCCGTAGAGGATACGGGCGGCCGGAGCGTGAGCGACCGCACATGACCTCGCTTTTTCTTCTTTGGTTTCTGCTCCACCCGATCCCCCTACCGGGGTCCCGGATTCCGATATAGGATACGGCTTCTATCATGTTTAGCCTGCGGTATCCTGCCTGACGGCACCATACCTTGGCAGTAAAAAGCAATATTTTTATTAAATAGAGACTTTTAATGGAGTACACAGGAACTCGACGTCAGGAGAGGTTCTGTGTACGGATAGAGATATTAGTAAGTAGTATATGTTTATAGAGTTAATTATATTTAATAAATATACCTATTAACGCGCGCGTAACAAGTAGGTTGAGAAAAACCATCGTTCACGCGCACAGCGTTTTACGGACATTACCTACCCTCCTTAAACAACAAATGGGCGACCTTCACAGGCTACCCATCCATCCGAATAACTTGTTTCGTATTGATGAAACTTGTATATTCGCAGCAAAAACTTAAAAAAAATGTCTGGAACAAAGATAACACTTTTACAGAAAATGAAATCAAATTTCGATAAGATTCTTACCGAAAAGTATATTCCACGTAATATTCAGACCAAGAAAGATGAGCTAGGATGTGTAAAACTTCCAGCCGGATCACTTATATGTCCAGTTGATTTTAAGCCTGTTACTAATAAGGAAGGCAAGAAAGTGACAGCCATAAAATATTCATCGAAACATGAGGAGTATCATGGATCGGGAATCCGGATCAGCGATGAATGTAAGATGGCAATGATATATCTTATTATCATAAACGTACTCAAACATGTGTTTCTAAGAAAAAGGATGCAAGATGGAAACAGAGATCAGATAGAGATCAATACCAATGATTTTATTGATATTCTATCGGATGGATGCGCTTATTTCTGCTACCGACATGTATTAAGAGATTCTCACGAAGATATAAACTACCAACTTATAAGTCTAAAGGCTTGGGCTGAAGGAGAGATCAGAATAGCATTGTCAGATATCATAAAATACAAGCATAAGGCTAGTAAGGTCCCAAGGATAAAGGATATGTTTGTAAAGAAAGGAGAATCCATATACACTTGCATTGATAAGAATCTTGATTCGGATTCTAGACGAAGAATGGCTAACAAAAGCCGGAAGCTTGATAGGGTGAGAATCCTTTCCAAAATAATATTCAGAGCCAGAACCAGAAACGTACATCACATATACAAGGTAACTAAAAGAAAGACAGTTAAGTTCAATGTAGCATACCTTCTTAATGAGTTGAATAAGAAGCTCATAGGCATAGGTATGCGTGAAATATCTCAATCCACTATATACAGATACATAAGCATGTTCTTAGACATGTGTAAGAAGAGTATATCCGATTTGTATGACGAGGTAAAAAAAAACAATGGAGTGGTGAATACCAAAGACAGAAAGAACGTAACTATCGGATGCTTAAGACTATTATACAAGGGGAAATATATGCATATCCTTATATCGACAGAATACATAAGAGATGTATTTTTAGGAGAAAAATCTTCCGAGATGAGTAAAGCTGGATGATTTGATTATCAGATATAAAATTTAATATTTACATATTATTCACATTTATTTTTAATAGTTAATTATAACTATTCGTATCTTTGTACCATAAACTTAAAAAGACATGGTACAAGAGGATTTTAGAAACGAAAACGACCTCCTTCGTCATATTATGACGGTGGATAAAAACGTGGAGCAGGGTCGTGCCTTGAAGAAGATTTTCACCACTAGGGAGAATCTGTTTATTACCGGTAGAGCCGGTAGTGGTAAAAGTACGTTCATGAGACGTATCGTAAAGTTCTTGGGTAAGTGCGTTATCGTAGCCCCGACTGGAGTAGCGGCGTTGAATGCCGGTGGACAGACCATTCATTCGTTCTTCTCTATAAAGAACGATCCTTATATCCCTTCTATCGAGAGAGGTATGTTGTCTAATAAGGTGGATGTAAGTCCGTTTATGAAGAAGAAGATCAAGAATCTTGATACTATCGTTATCGACGAGATCAGTATGGTAAGGCCTGATTTACTTGATGAGGTAGCTGACGTACTTAGACAATGCAGGCGTAGCAAGGAACCTTTCGGTGGAGTTAGATTGATTATGTTTGGAGATCTATCACAACTACCTCCTGTGGTGACAGCAGATGATTTTATCGACAGATATTATGAGAGCCGGTTCTTTTTCTCATCAAAGGCATTAAGAGCCTCAGGATTCTCGGTCATTACATTCGAGAACGTATTCCGTCAAAAAGATCCTCAGCTTCTTTCCGTACTTGAGGATATAAGATGTGGGGTTATTACCGATGAGTCAAGACATATATTGGATAGTAGGGTCAAGTATCCGGATAATATGGATAATACTATAATTATATGCTCAACTAACAAAGAAGCTTATGAGATAAATAAGACTAATCTTGATAAGATCAATAATAAGGTATTTAAGTTCGATGCTACCGTATTCGGGGAGAAACCTGTAGCGCCCTGTGAGGATGAGCTTATAGTAAAGGTAGGAGCTAAGGTCATAATAACCAGAAACGGCAATGGATATGTCAATGGCTCGATGGGTATCATAACCAGCATAGATACTGTTGATGAGACGATATATGTTCATCTAGATAACGATACTGAGGTGGAGATAACCAAAGAGAAATGGGAGAAGATGAAGTATAAGCAGGTAGATGATTCCCTTGAAGGCATTTCTTGCGGCTATATAATACAATATCCATTGAGGTTAGGATACGCCATAACTGTCCATAAATCCCAGGGAATGACTTTAGATAATATATTTGTAGACATCAGCAGAGCCTTCGAGATAGGACAGATATATACCGCTCTTTCAAGATGTAGGTCTATAGACGGGCTTTATCTAAAATCAGTGCCTAAGGAAGATATGGTACTGCTAAGCGATAAGATATCTGACTTTATAGAGAAGGTGGATGAGAATGAGGGTGTATTGAATCCGGAAAAGATATCTGATATCGGGAAGGATATGATTAAGAAACAACAGGATTTATTTAACTTCGAGGAATACGGATTATAATGGCTAAGAAAGAACTTTTTTCAGACGTAGATGAGTTAGTATCATCTTTAAATAAAGAGCTTGGAGAAGGCTCGATAATGAACTTCGGTGATGATAAGCCTATAATATCCATACCAAGGGAAAGTACCGGATCGCTGGTGGTGGATAAGGCCCTCGGCGGCGGATGGGCGGTAGGCCGCATCCATGAGCTGGTCGGGATGGAATCTTGTGGCAAGACCATGATGTGTACGTTAAGTATGATTGAGTTCCAGAAAAAGCATCCCGATAAGTTGGTAGCTATAATAGACGTGGAGAACGCTTTCGATATTGAGTACGCTAGGAAAATGGGATTGGATATAAACCGGTTCTTGATCTCCCAGCCAAGCTACGGGGAGCTGGCTATTGACATCACGGCTAAGTTAGTCGAGTCCGGGAAGGTCGGATTTATTGTCGTAGATTCTGTAGCCAATCTGGTACCGAAGAAGGAGATAGAGGGCGATATGGAAGACAGCAACATGGGACTACAAGCTAGGTTGATGTCAAAGGCCATGAGAGTCCTTACCGGTATCGTTAACAAAAGCGATTGCGTTCTGGTATTCATCAACCAGTATCGTGAGAAGATCGGTGTTATATACGGCGATCCTAAGGTAACGACCGGAGGTAACGCCCTTAAGTTCTATGCCTCTATCCGTATGGAAATGGCGAGAAAGAAGGTTATATTAGGAGAGGACGGATCTTCAATAGGTCATGAGGTTAGGATAAAGGTTCTGAAGAACAAGACAGCCGTTCCGTTCCAAATAGCAGAGACAGCCTTGTATTATGGCGTGGGGTTTGATAAGGAGCTTGAGCTTTTGAAGTTATGCGAGGAAACCGGTATCTTTACCCGTAAAGGATCATGGTACTGGTACGGGGATGTTCGTGTAGGGAACGGAGTCGACAATACGTTAAGTATCATGAGAGATAATTATGAATTGTGTCAAGAATTAAGAACTAAATTGAATATCTGATTATGGCAATAGGAGTAAAATTTGTGGATGTAATTCCATCCAGCGTAGAGAACGCTGTGGAGGTTAAGAAAGGGGATGTGAAGAACTATCTGTTCGTAGGTATTCCCATGAGTGAGTTTATCGGAAAGAGATATGAGTATGAGGGATTCATATACATGTGCCTACAGGGTGTTACCGGTGGTACGGAACTTGGCGGCGATATAGCCATAGCCGTATTAAGACCAGTTCGGCCAGCGACAGGGCAGGCTTCTTATCATTTGGTATCGTATACGCCTCTCACATATACGAGATCTGATGTAGCGATATTACTTAGAAATGGCGATTTTAAGGTTGTTAAACGAGACGATTGTAATCTAATCTAATCTAATATGGGAACATATATCTCGATAAAATCAACGGTAAACGCATTCAGGTACGGTATTGATCCTATACCTGAATGGTTCGATAAGATATCTAACAAGACTGATGAGGTTGATGTTATGGTTGACGGTAATAAGGTAAAGGCTTTAGATATAAGGCTAGAAAATGGCATTCTACGGGCTTTTTACGGTTATTACATAGGTCTGTATCCAGATAACTCTATACAGGTGTTTAGACCGGAAGATTTTCACTCATTATATACCTTGAAAATATGAATATAGCGATAGGGATAGATCCAGGTATAGATACCGGAGGATTGGCGATGATCCCGGAGAACGGAGAGATTAAGGTAATCATGACACCAAGGATATCAGCTAAAGGGGATATAGATCTTAGGGCTATATCTAGCTTCTTCCTTGACGCAGCGGATAAAATCCAAGAAGAAGGTGGGGGGGCGCTGGCGATCGCCGTCGAGGACGTCCACAGCATCCACAACAGCTCAGCCGCCAGTAACTTCACCTTCGGCGGACGGCGCCGGGAACCAAACGCGCTATTCGCTATGATGGTGGAGATGATGGAACGATACCACTCGCATCCGGACGTCAGGTTCATGTTCGAGGAGGTCCAGCCAAAGACCTGGCAGAAGGAGCTTCATACGACTGCCGATCGGGTGTATTCGGCGGCGAAGCTGGACACGAAGGCTACATCCATCCGATGCGCCATCCGCCTTTTCCCTTTGGTGTCTTTCGTAAAACCATGGTCAGGGAAAGGAGTTCAACCCACCAAAATACAAGATGGAATGTGCGACGCTACGCTTATAGCCGAGTATATTAGACGTAAGTTTAAATTATTTTAATACTATTAAGCATTTATTGTATTTGAATTAATATAATTATGATTACATTTGCAATGTCATGTAAAGTTGTTTTTTATGTTACTAAAGTGCTTGTCGAAATCATTGAATGAGAAGTTAAGTAAATTGGAGTTGGTTGTTAAAAACACCGGATCTAATTCACTTTATAAGAATATTAAGATAGATGTTGTCAATAATCTGGCTTATATAACTTCCGTAAACGCCAAGGTATGTGTTATAGAGAGGCTGGAAGTGGAGTCTGACTCTAACTTCTCTTTCTTGGTCGAGGCAAGCTCTTTCATCAGGTTTATAAAAAAACAGAAGAATGGTGAGATTAAGATCGTTCTTTCCGATAAGAAGGATAGTATTACCATATACTACGTTTCTGGTGAGTATAGTTGTCCGGCTTTTGACGTAAATACTTTCCCCGTGGTATATAAGATCCCTGATGGAGGTATTAATGTTAAGATGAATGATTATGTATCGGTCCTTAACAAGGCTAGTAATTATACGGAAATAAACGAGCTTTATCCTTGCATAGAGAATGTGGTCATTGATATTGATGAGATTAATATTAATATAGTAAGTACTGACAGGAATACTATTTACAGGTATTTTGTTCCTAATCAGGATAAGGTAGAGAAGGTATTTATCCCGGTATCAAACGCCTCCTCTTTATTACTTGATAAGCATATAAATAAGTCATTAGATACGTTGTCTATCAAAGTAGATGATACTAGGACTTACTTCTCTACCCCTGATATGGATATGTATGAGATCCATTTTGACGGTAATTATCCTAACTGGAGGTTCGTGGACGAGCATTTTGTCAAAACAAGTACCTATGTCTTTGATAAGGATCTACTCGTCCAGGCCCTCCAAAATAATATTAAGGTAAATGAGTTTGATCATTGTAAGTTGATATTCACTGAAAAAGGATGCGGTATTATGTCAGAGAACCCTATGTCTGGAAGATCTTGTAAGGAAAGGCTTACGGCTTTATCGCATAACGGTAATGATATTATATGCGATGTGCTATGTGGTAGGTATCTTGGTATAGTTAAAAGCATACCATGGAATAGGATCGTTATCGAGCATGACCATAAATCTCATTTCAACAAGATTTATGGGGAGGATAATAAGAATGAGTATTTCTTATCATCATCAATTATTGTTTAATTTTTAAATATATATAATATGGGAGTTCGTGAAAATTCGCTAGGATCTAATAATCACTACTTTAAGATAAGTGGTAGTGGAGTTCTTTATCAATCATCCAAGGAGCCTAAAGAAGGTTATGAGGAACATGTGAATGATAAGACCGGGGCTGTATCTTATTGGAAAGTATTTTGGAATGGTATAGAGGGATATTTATCAGATATTGAGATAAGGGAGGTTGACTATAACGGGGCAAAAACTAAATACGTAGCTATAAAAATAAGCGATGACGAAGGAAACTATATTATAAATGTTCCTTTGATGACTCAAAAAGGAGGTATTAATAATTATGTTAAGTCATTGGTGAGATACTTGCCTAATATTGATCTAAAGCGTAAGGTGGTAATCAATCCAGCTCACGCTAGGAAAGGAGATCAATATGCCCCGGGTAATTTTTTTATCTCATATGCTAGGGAAACTCCTGATGGAAGGGATGAGCTTATACAGCAATATTATAAGAATGGTCAGAATGGATGGCCTGACAGAGTTGAGAGTACTGATATAATGGGGAATAAGAAGTTTGATTATACTGCCCAAGATGCTTTCGCCTATCAGGTACTTAATAAATACATTCAAAGCATTAAGACAGATGGGGTGAAACCCGCTCAGTCGGCAAGCCAAAACAACGTTGGTGAGGCTACAACGCAAACGCCCCCACCGTCATATCAGCCGCAAGCCCAGCCGCAGACGCCTCCTCCATCATACCAGCAGGCTACGCCTCAGACAGCCCAAGCTCCTTCTTTTGGAGGTCAGCAACAACCTCCTCAATATCCTCCTTTTGGAGACGATAGTGACCTACCTTTTTGATTAACTAATTGAAAATTAATAATTTAATGGAAAGTAATTTTAATATATCTACTAAAGTGAACCGTGTCTCGATGCCTACCCAAAATAAGGTAGATACGGTTATGAAGAACTTAGGGCATCGACCTTGTGTAGCGTATTCCGAGGAAAAGAATATGTATTATAAGGATGGAGAATGGGTAGCGTCAGATCTTGACGCTACTATCTTACCTCTTAGGGAGATGTTCGAAAAGACATCTGATTTGAAGTTAGGATTGAAGATCGTTTATTTAATAATAAAATTATAGTATGGCTACGATTGAAGATATCAAAAAACTTCTGGAGAGTAAGTCATTTACATCAGCCAGAGATCTTGAAGAATTTGAGGAAAAACCGGATGATAAGCTTGATGAGGTTCACATGAATTGCGATCCAATGGTAGGGATAGTTGAGAAAGATGGTAAAATTTTTCTCAACTCTTTAAAATTCTCTAAGGCATGGAACTCATTGGGGAAGGATATTCCTATCAAGCAAGGTAATGCCTTCCCGTTGGGTCAAGGTGATGTTCTTGATATAGACACAGGCATATCGGCCTCATTCCCGGATGATACTGTCGGGATGGTTATGATGCTCCCATCGTTCACCAACGATACAGGCCTCACTTTGGTAGGATCACCGTTCGTTTTCTCTAATAACGAGAATATTACGATCAGAGTCTCTAATGTCCGTAAGGATATAGCTATAGTCGAGAAAGATAAGCATATAGCTGAGTTAATTATAGTCGGCAAGATAAAGGCCGATATTCGTAGAACTTATAAAAGTGTTGAGGATGTTCGGATTGAAGATAGTAAAGAGTAGTTATATAAATACTCTAAAACAGGATCTTGATGAAGCTATTAGCTATTCAAGTAGATTAAAAAGAAATTATGAGGATGCTCGTAGTAAGATAACGGAATTGGAGGAAAAAGAAAGATATCTTAATACGCTTGTGGATTCTCTTGATATGGATATAGAATCAAAGGATTCTCATATCGTTAAGATGGGGAATGAGCTTAGTAAATCAAGAGATCTATATAATGAGTCGGTAAAAGAAAAAGAGACTCTTAAACGGGCTTATATGGATATAGAGAAGAAACATAAACTATCATCTAAATTACTCGATGAGGCTAGAAGAAGGTACAAGGAAATAGAGGAGCAAAATAAGGCTATGTCAGATCGTATCCAGTATCTGGAAAATCATATTGATCCTGAGGCTTTAGATGGTGATGTGTCTGATGAGGTTATTGTTGAGGAGGATAAGATGGACCCTAATTCAGGTCATATCGATATACCTGAAAATAATATCTCTGAGGTTACTGGTACCGATGCCGGCAATGACGTAAATGTCGAGAATAAAACTGAGGAGAAGAAGAAATCTAAGAAACGTAAAAAGACTAAGAAAAATGAATAAGATCTTGTTTTTCTTGTTAACGTTATTTACCTTAGCGGCTGTCGGATGTAGTACATCTAGAACCTATTATACGGAGTACGATACTACTGATATATCTTATGTGGTGGATTCCATAGTATCTTCCGGAACCGTGATGGGCCAATGGAAGGAGTGGAAGTTTACGCTGGATGACGGCCGGGTCGATAACTTTGGTTTCACCGCCCTGTACGACGCCAAGGGAAAAGCTAGAGGGTCAATACAGGTTAGGCAAAGATCCGATACGTTTAATATCAAGATAATAGACTATCATAAAAAAGATAAAAAATGAGTTACGGACTAGGTTACATACCATCACCAGCGGATGATAGGGACGCTATCATGAATATGCAACATGAGGCTGTTCCTGATGAGTATAAGATCAATAATGTCGATAGCGTGGTAGATCAAGGTTCTTCCCCTATTTGCGCAGCCGTAAGCCTGGCTGAGATCCTTAACTGGAGAAAAGCTATAAAGGATATCAAAAGACCAGCTAAAATATCTCCTTACGATATATATGATCTGAGAGAGGATAAGGATCAGGACGGTATGGTTCTTCGTGACGCTATCAAGTCTATCAAGAACGTAGGCGTAGATGGGGAGAAAATAAACAGTTACGCTAGGATCATAGATCCGGTATCAGCTAAGGTGGCTTTGATGCTGAATGGGCCTCTGGTTATAGGTCTGTATTGCTATAATTATGGTAATCGATTCTGGCAAGGCCAAGGGCAGAACTTGGGAGGTCATGCCGTTATCCTCACCGGCTGGGACAAGGCCGGCTTCGTCCTACAGAACAGTTGGGGGACGGGATGGGGTAGGTCAGGTATAGAGACATTCCCGTTTGAGGATTGGTGCTATATGCTAGAATGTTGGACAATAGTTTCATGATATTACTATATAATTTTCGAGAAATTCCGATCCACATCCTCTTGTGAAAGCCGATGTGGTTATTTAGGACCCGTAGATCAATCGGTTGGATCATCTGGCTCATAACCAGAAGGTTGTCGGTTCAAGCCCGGCCGGGTCCACGCTATTTTTTTGGGGAAAAACTAGCATAGAGTTTTGTCATTAGATTTAGAGTTTAGATTTTGTTTGATACCCTTGTCCGTGAGGATCAGGGTATACGCCCCAATAGCTCAAGAGGAAAGTAGCACATCTCCCCTAAAGATGGGATCCACGTTCGAGTCGTGGTTGGGGTACATGGTGTTTTCTTAAACATATTCCTGTAGGTCGGTAATTAATAACCTCAAATAATATATAAGGTGTTGAAATTCATTTAATATTTTATATATATCTATATAGGATCAGGTTATTAGCTTAAGTCTTGAAATAAAGACTACGTTATTGGAGAATATATAGTTACCTACGGATGTTTATCCAAGTCCGTAGCTCTAAGGTAGGTGATTAAACAGGGATTGTATTTGGGTTCCAGTGTTGCCTATATAAAACCTTCAATAACATTGGCGATGGGTACTAACAGGGTTTTGCCCTGACTTATGTTGAATAAACATTGAATTAGTTTGTAAAATGGTGTATGTACAGGACATAGATGGAAAACCGATGATGCCTACGACAAGGCATGGAAAGGTTAGGCGATTGCTAAAAGACAACAAAGCGGTCGTTGTAAACACATGTCCTTTTACCATCAAATTAACGTACAAGACATCCGATTACAAACAAGAGATTGTGTTAGGCGTCGACTCGGGAACCAAGCATGTTGGTTTGTCAGCTACGACGAAAAGCAAGGAGCTTTACGCAAGTGAGGTTATTCTAAGGAGTGATGTTGTTGATCTTCTATCAACAAGAAGGGGATTAAGGAGGACTAGAAGAAGCAGGCTTAGGTATAGAAAGCAAAGATTCAATAATAGGGTAAAATCCAAGAAGGATGGATGGATTGCTCCATCTGTCCGCCATAAGATTGATTCTCATATTAGAATTATCAGTTTTGTATATTCTATACTACCTGTCTCAAAATTGATTGTTGAGGTAGCCCAATTTGATACTCAAAAGATCAAGAATCCAGAGATATCAGGTAAAGAGTATCAGGAAGGCGATCAATTAGGATTTTGGAATGTTAGGGAGTATGTCTTAGCAAGAGACGGGCATAAATGCCAGCATTGTAAGGGTAAGTCAAAAGATCCTATCCTTAATATCCATCATATTGAGTCAAGGAAGATAGGAGGAGATTCACCATCCAATTTAATTACTCTTTGTGAGACTTGTCATAAGGAATTTCATAAAGGAAATATCAAATTGAAAGTAAGCAGAGGCAAGTCACTTCGTGACGCAGCCGTCATGGGAATCATGAAATGGAAGTTGTACGAGGAGTTAAAATCCAGATACGATAACGTTTCGATGACGTTCGGATACATAACAAAATATAATCGTATAAACCATGGAATTGAAAAATCCCATGTATCCGACGCTTTTGTGATTTCAAGGAATTTTAATTCATGTAGGCTTGGATATTATTACAAACGTAAATTAGTTCGTCGCCATAACCGTCAGATTCATAAGATGAAAATATTGAAAGGAGGAATTAGAAAGCGAAACCAGGCTCCTTTTAAAGTTTTTGGATTTAGGTTATTTGATAAAGTGATGTTTCAAGGAGAAGAGCATTTTATTTACGCAAGAAGGCTTTCTGGGCAATTTAATATTCGGGATATTAATGGAGAGAATAAGAAAGATGTATCTTGCAAGAAATTAAAATATGTCAGCCATGGCTTGGTATCTGTTAAAACGAATTTATTTTTATCACAATGAATATTGTATTTAATAAATCGCTCATATATGAATGAGCGATAATAAATGTATAAAATATATTTATACAAAATTTAATAATTTAATCATATGGATATAAATCAAATAAAAAAGTATCTACCAGCAGGATGGGATGTGGTTGATCTAATAGATCACGGTATAATCGATCTTGATATTATGAACGGGAAGATGATGGGGGAATATGTGGCTGTGTTGATGATAAAGTCTTATGATAAGACCAATGGTCATATCTTAACCACTTTCTCGTTCCATGATAAAGATATGGATAAGTTGAGGATGTTGATAGGTAATGCTATAATGGCGGTAGGATATAGGAATAATCCTCTTACTGGAGATGGGAACACGGCGATCAAATAAAGGTACTGAATATACTGAGAGAGGGATATTGGATATCCTGAACAGAAAGTTCTTGGTGTCTCCTAAATGGGTGATAAATAATTTGTATGTGTATAATTGGGAATCCGATTATCTGGCTATAACCAGATCTATGTACGCTTATGAGGTTGAGGTTAAGATCTCGTTAGCTGACTATAACAAGGATTTCGAGAAACAGGAAAAGCACCAAGTAATGCAAGGATGGTTCGAGGCACGGAAGCAAGCCTTGTACGAGGCCGGAGGCTGGACTAGGTACGGTCGCCCAAATTACTTCTACTACTGCGTACCCGACGGGATGGTGGATCCAAAGGACGTACCTCCTTACGCCGGACTGGTTTATGTATCTGGTAGGAATATTAAGAAGGTTAAGGATGCCCCTATCCTGCACCGTGATAAATTTGACCCAGAAGCTTATAAGATGGCAGATAAATTCTACTATAATTGGTGGAATGAGAGACGTAAGGCCAGACAGATAGAGGGGAAGGATATGAAAGACGAGTTCAGGAAAAGCATGAAAAAGGTGAAGGAGAAGATAACCGTCGATGCCAAGATCAAGGCGATGGAGGCGTTCTGGAGCGTCTGCGATTACGCCTACTGGCCGTACGGGGGAAGAGGGGTGCCCGGGATGAGACCCAACTGTTCCGCTTGTGGTGAGGAATGTAAATTACAATGCCCGAAGGGGAAAGAATTTAAAAATAAGATACGATGAGTAAAATTAGAAGTGTATTGGCGAAAGTCATTTCGTTTGCCTCTGAGCAACCCATGAGTTATAACGAGGCGTTTGAGTTACTTGAGGATATAGATACGTGCAAGGTCAAGATCTGGCTGGAAGAAGGGGCTAAGATGCCTGAATACGCCCATGAGGATGACGCTTGCATGGATTTGTTTGTTAAGAATATAGAACTTGACAGTGGTAGGACCATATACCATACTGGCGTACATGTAGCCTTACCTGAGGATTATGAGATGGAGATCCGCCCTCGTAGTAGCATAACCAAAACCAAGTCCATTATCCAAAACGCCCCGGGAACTGTTGATGAAGGATATAGGGGTGAGATTATGGTAGTATGTAGACGTATAGATCGCTATGGAGATCCTTCTTATTCGGCAGGGGATAAGGTAGCTCAATTGCTTATCCGTAGACGGGAACGCATCGTATGGGATCAAGTAGAGTCGTTAGAAGATCTTGGAGAATCCGAGAGAGGAAATTGTGGGTTTGGTAGTACTGGAAAGTGATTAATGTCTTATGAGCGGAAGAATTAAGATAAAGCCTAAGAATAAGGATAAGAGACCTAAGATCGATGTATTTAAGGTAATAGAGAACCGGTTCAAGAATATGAACGAGCTTCGGGATCTTATCGACATGGATCCAAGGAAAGGGCTAGTCAGGATCCGGGACGGGGCTGGCTTTAGGGAGGTGGAGCGGGGAGGATGCCTGCACCGGAACTACCTTAACCTGTTGGAGGAGGAGCTGGGGGCTAAACTATCAATAGATCTTATAGAAAGGTATATCAAAAGATAATAATATATTAAATCGTAAAATTATGAATAGATATGTAAAGAAACCAATTGCGATAGAAGCCGTAAAATGGAAAGGCTTTAATAATGATGAGATCAAGGATTTCGCTGGTGATAGCGTTAAAATAGAAGTTATTAGGGAAGGTGACGCTGATAATGGGATACCTCCTTCTGTTGATTGTAGTATAGAAACCCTTGAAGGTGTTATGAAAGCCAATGTAGGTGATTACATCATCAAGGGAGTAAACGGGGAGTTTTATCCTTGCAAGCAGGACATTTTTGAGAAAACATACGATAAAGCCGATGATTCATCCGTAATGTGCTTCGGTGATGCTATCGAAGTGTTAAAACAAGGTGGGACTGTTCGTAGAAGTGGTTGGAACGGTAAAGGTTTGATGGTATTCAAACAAGTGCCAGCTCATATCGATAGCGACATCATCCCTAAGATGCAATCTCTTCCTCAATCGGCAAAAGACCTTATTCTGAAAAGCAAAGGATTCATTGACTATACCAGTCAATGCCTTATCTACAACGAGAATACCGGACGTGCCGATTCATGGGTTCCATCCATCAGTGATGTATTTGCCGAAGACTGGGAGATAGTTCGATGATAATTATACCAAACCTGCCCTAGGAATTACTTAGGGCAGGTTCGTTTTATATACCGAAGTATCTACCACGATCTGGCTATCCATATCACCAATCAACTCAATGATCTCATCCCTTATATCGTAAGAAAGCAAGATCGGGATTATGGTTAACATAAAAGATAGTAGTATCCCGAATCCTATTATGACAAGGATATCATTATACCCTATATCTAATATCGGCATGACAAACATCAACCCTGACGTGAATATCATTACAAACAACGTGGATATCTCATTTATCATATCCCTCTCCATTACGTCCTTGATCATATCTCCTCCACTTTAGTATGGTTTATTATCCTGCTGATATGACGGATACTTAATCCCGTCCTGTCCTTTATCCTACCATATACGTAGTTCCTAGATACGACAGTGGCTAAATCACCTAGCTCATTAAGTATCTCATCATACATCTTATGTATCTCGTTGTTGCGGATAACCGTACTGTCCCTTACATATATCTTCTCAACGTCATCGTCGCAGAAGAAGATCTTGATCTTATGAAGTATGTTTCTAAACATGATTTTAGTTTTGTTCCAAAGATATGAAAATTTGAGGATAAAACCAGAAGGAAGCCAAAAAGAACGGGAGGCGGTGGGAGGACGGGGGAGGCCCGGAGGGATGAGGGTCTCCTTCCTTCCCTTGGTACTACACTATCCTTACCGTTACTCGATAGTTACCATGAGAACTTTTCCCATAGGCATAAGATTCACATCCCGAACAAAGATCAGTTACTATACAATTATCGTTTAATACATAATCACCATCCCAAGTTACATAACTTTCATCTAAAACCTGAGTCTGTAATTTAGATCTGTAAGTGAAATTAATAATCTTCCCAGGATCGGTTATCACCGTTACAGGAACAAAATTAGTTATCCTATTCCCGTATGTCACCATATTAGCCAACTCGCAATGCATACCCGAATTATATTGATACGTAAGGGTTCCTTCTATAATACCTCCACTTATGCCCAAAATAACATTGTACTCATTTTTCGGATTTAGATATGATATCTGTCCACTTATGCTTATAGTTTTTATCTTCTTATCGCGATATATATCAAGATAAGATCCGTTAAAACCAGGTTGATATGGCTTCCCATCAATATATATATCTACAACGCCAAGACACATATTCTTGTTTATATTAACGCGGTAGTGGATCTTACCGGGAGAAGAAGTCCTGCGCCTAAACATACCCCCTCCTTATCTTAGGGTTAAAATACCCCCCCCCATATATTCAACTTCTTTATTCATAATATGTTATGTTTTAATTATATCGCAAATATAATAAAATTAATGAGAAGGTCGTGAGGGGACGATGAATGGATTTGATGGGGATATAAGGGATATGTTGGGATGCGCATCACATGTAGAGGTATGCGGGATTGCGGGGATATGAGGGATATACGGGACGGACCACCTCCCCGAAATCGACCCGGCCGGGC